ATTTACATTAGGTCTAAGCAATATTAATGCTTTCCATAAATTTAACAAAGACAATTTAATGAAAATTAAAAGGTCTGCCATATATTCTATGAATAAGGACTATTCGAATGATTTAAATATTATTCATAAATTTAAAAGTTATATACAAAATGATAACTACAATGACATTCTACAAAATTTAGCTGATAATAAAATTTCACGAATTTTAGTTGATAAAAATTACAAAGAATTAGTTAGTGTTGATAAACTAACAACTGATGACATATATTACAACAATTATCACATTACTAATATAGACCCGCTTGTTTTGCCAAATATAATACAAAAAACATCTGAACTTCATGTTCCAATTTATTTTGTAGATTTTACATCAGAATCATTAATTAACATTCAAAAATTTTTAAATGAAATCGGTGCTTTTGCTAATTTTTCTATTTCTATTTTATTTTTTATATCTATTATTTCTGCGTTAGTAAATTATTTTGGTTCTTCTAATAGAATGCCTAATACAAAAATAAGTGGTATAAATGGAAACAACAGAAATAATCCATTTAATATAATGCCTAATTTTCAAAAAGACAATGACGATTTATTTGTGAAACCAAATGTTACACTAGACAGTTGGGCAGGGAGTCCAGAGGTTCTAGATGAATGTAAGGAAGTGATATCCTATATAGACAATAAAGAAAAATATAAAAAAATTGGAGCAGAAATGCCTAAGGGAATTTTACTTGAAGGACCACCTGGAACTGGAAAAACTCTTCTCGCAAAAGCAATTGCTACAGAAACAAATTCTAGTTTTATTTCAATGTCTGGTTCCGAATTTGTTGAACTATTTGTTGGAATGGGAGCAGCTCGTGTGAGGGAATTATTTGATTCTGCTAGAGAAAACACACCGTGTATTATATTTATTGATGAAATAGATGCGGTTGGAAGACAACGTGGAGCTGGTGTAAACATGGCAAACGATGAGAGAGAACAAACATTAAACCAATTATTATATGAAATGGATGGATTTAATAATAATGAAGATATTGTAGTTTTAGCAGCAACAAATAGAAAAGATATATTAGATCAAGCATTATTAAGACCAGGCAGATTTGATAGAATCATTAAAGTTCCATTTCCAGACAAACCATCTAGAATAAAAATACTAGAGTTTTATTTAAATAGTAAAACACTAGAAAAGCCATTTGATATATCATCTATAGCAGAATTAGCAGACGGATTTTCAGGAGCTCAACTTAAAAACCTCATTAATGAAGCAGCGATTCTCTCTGCTAGAAATAATTATACATCCATTCAAGAAAAATATATATTTGATTCTTTTGAAAAATCAATTGTTGGATTAATTAAAACAAATGCTACCGTTTCCGCTCCCACAAAACTTCGAGTGGCTCTTCATGAAAGTGGACACTCTTTATTAGCATTAAAATACAGCGAATACTTTGATTTTCAAAAAGCATCAATACAACCTACTTACAATGGCGCAGGTGGTTATACTATTTTTACGGAAAAACCAGAGATCAGAGAAGGCGGTTTGTATACTAAAGACATGCTAAAAAAGAGGTTGATTGTTTCTATGGGTGGAAAAGCAGCTGAAAGCGTATATTATGGCGATGATTTTGTATCCTTAGGAGCCATTCAGGATTTAAAACAAGCAAATAGTTTGGCTAAAAAAATGATTGGTAATTTTGGAATGGGAGAGAAGCTTGAAGTCTTTTTTAATGAAGATATAGACGGTGATTCTAATCCATTTTTAGGAAGAGGATTGGCATTAGGAGGAGATAAATATTCAGAAAATACTAAACATATTATGGATTCTGAATCATTAGACTTAGTAAAACAAGCATATTATGAAGCAAAAAAAATATTAAATAACAATATTGACAAGCTTATAGATTTTTCTGATTTGTTACAGAACAATACAGTTGTTTATAAAAAAGATGTTACCGATTTTACTCTTTAACTAGAATAATTGTATTAGATTCGTTTTTTTATTAACAATTAAATTTATTATATATTAGACATGTCTAAACGCAAGATTAATGACATTAAAAATAATTCTATTAGAAAATTCGTACATTTAATTTATGACAAATTTAATTTAAAAAACATTAATTTTACCAATTATTCTTTAGTTCATGATATATTTATTTTTGTTATAGCTTTTATAATACTATTTAACAATAATTTATTGTATTTATCAATTATTTTATTAATCGTAAGTTTAGATGCCTTTTCTATTGTGGTTTTACATAAATGTCCATTAACAAGTTTAGAAGAAAAATATTTAAAAAAAAGTTCTTGTGAAGAGAGAAAACAATTATTAAAAAAATTAGGCATATCATACAATTGTAATCATGAATATGAGAATCAAATAGAATTATTAATTAATGTTTGGATGCTAGTAGCGGGTAAATGTTTGATTATTATTTTACTAAAAACATTAAATGTAAAACTTATAGATTATAGTAATTTATATGTAATAAAATAATAAGTAAAATATATAATTTTGTAAATATTTGTAAATTACATGAATACTTTTGAAGATACTAATGAACTTCGCGCAATTAACTCACTAAAAGAAAACCGAATTTCTTATTTATGTATAATATTTGCGATATTTACATTATCATATGAAAACTTTTTTATAGGAATAATCACATTTTTTATTATTTTATATTTATCATATAATGACCACAAAAACAGCCATAAAGTTAAAAATATATTGAGCATAATTCATCATTATCACCATGAAAACAATAATTTTTTTTCGCATTTTATACAAATATTATTAGAGCTCACAGTAATAGGCGTATTTGTACCATTATATTATATTTTCGGAACAATCATTTTAAATCCATGGGTCCTTATCTTTTTCATATTATTTTATTCATCTGTTCATAACATAAATTACTCTATTCTTCGTGTAAATACAGTACATAAACTTCATCATGAATTTGTTGGAACAAATATAGGACCAGACATTTGTGATATAATATTTGGAACCAAGCACCCTTCAGAAAAATGTGTAGAAAATACAAGTCATTATATTCCTAACATTATAATATGTACCTTAATAGTATTAACAATGAAATATTATTGGAAAAATGATGCTAATAAAAAACCAATGTTATTTATGTTAAATAGTTTTTTATTAGCATCATTTTTATTGTTAATAGTTACTTCTATAGTTCTCTGGAATAAAGAAGTTAAGTGTGACAAAAAAGAAAAAAAGAATAAATTTATATAGCATCTAAGTTGTTTAACAGTTATTTTACATTTATGCAATATAGCGTTTTGATATAAAATATTCCGTACACGCTTTTCTAAATTTGTCAATGTCCGAATAATTATAAACCATTTTTGTTCCAAATCCAATCTTTAAATATATTTGTGTTTTTTCAAGGTATTTATATTCACGTGGTATTGGTGTATCTATATCAAAAGATAATATACTTCTATAGTCACCATCATTTTCACAAACAATCTGGATTTTGTTCTCAGTAATTTTTAATTCTGCCCATCCATACTCATGGATTATACCCCCACCTTCATTAAATTTAACAATATACGGTCCACCATTTAATTCAATTACGTCTTCCATTTTGTGATTATTAATTAAATATATAATTAATATTCTTTCAATTTTAAATATAATAATTTAATATATGATATTTAATAACATTTCAAACTTTAAAAATGTAAATGATTATTTACCAATTTTGAATGGAGCATTAAATGCGGATTTAATAATATTGTTTTTACTTTATCATGGTGTGTTTAAATCAATTTATTTGAAAAAATGGTACAGGACTTTTAATTTAAGCGCCACAATTGCGGATATATTGATACTTATGATTGGAATTATTATTGCTAGATTTGTATACAGTTACATATTTAGTGATTTTAATATTTGGTTATTTACTGGATTAGCAGTTGTTATACAAATTACACACGATATATTGTTTTATTTGCTATTTAATAATATTCCAAAAGGCTACAATTATATGTTGGATTTTTTCAAATTATATGCTAAAGAAGTAGGCGTTGGCGCTATTTTAGGAGATAGTTTCATGATGATATTAGCTTGTTTATTAAGTTCATACTTTGCTACATTTAGTTTAAATGTTAATATTATAACACTTGTAATTTCATTTTATTTTTTACCATATATGATTTATTACGAATATTAAACAATATTACGCAGAAAATTAACAATATAAGTGGTAAAAGCAAATAATATACCACCCCAAAGTGTATCAAGGAATACTGTTAAAAGAGACCAGTTTTTCAATAAAGCATAATTGGTTGTTTCATATACACCATAAATTACTAAACCTAACAAGAATGCGTCACTCACACTTTTCTTAGGTTTAATAATAAAATAGTTTAAGCCTACTATTAAAAAGACATAACATAAAGCAGCGCCTAAAAAATTCATTGTAATTGATGACCCTTGAACATGTTGTATTTGTTTTTGAAAATATTCTTTCATTACAGTTAAATAAATAGAATCAGTAGCTATAAATACAATCGCACTAATTAACATCAAAAAATTAAACATTATATACTAAATGTATATTTTACTATTTATTTAGATGAAATATTTTTAAAATATTCACTAAACATTTTTTTAGTGTTGTATTATATAAATGTCAACGTCCGTAGGATATACTAGCGCAATAAATGGAAGTAATGTAGCATTCAATAGCTTTGTCATAAATCCTAAAAATGCTGGAGGCGCCATTAAAGGATGGATGCCACAACAAACACAAAACGGTGATAAAACATACCCAGAGTTTGAACAAATCCGTTTTACTTTAAAAGAAGCTTGGAACACAAAATACCCTAGTCAGTTAAAGCGCAATAATTTAAAAAAATCTATCACAACACCATTTCGCGCTGTCAATAATGCTGGGGACCTTTTAAGTCGCAACAATTATTCTTGTGGAGGTTCTTGCCAAACACCTCAAAGCAGACCAGGTTTAAATGGATTGAAAACACATTTTGGTGCAATTCAATCATCATGCGTTCCATCATCTTCTTATAATAGTCTCCAATTAATTAAGAATGTTCCTCCTGCTTCTTGCAATGTTAAATTTGTATATGATAGTTCTGATTACACCACATATTTGAAACAAAAAGCAGTTAACAAGAATTACAATGACCTTACATATGGTGGCGACCAATCAAATGCTAGTCAATCTTCTTTAAGGGCTATTAGAAGATATTAAAAATAAAAACTTAAAACCTTTAGGTCTGTCAAACCATAATTTTCATTTTATATAATTTTTATAAAAATAATTATTATGGAAAAAAATCAAAGGAAAGAGATACTTTATCAAAAAACAGAATTTAATAATTCACTCATTTGTATGTTATCTACAATATTCAAATGTAGCAAATGTAAACGCAATAATACAGTTCAAATACTAGAAAATAGAGTAAGCCAAAATTGTTTGTTTTGTGGAAATCCAAACTATGTTAAGAGATTAAATTAATTTTGAGTTTTTAATATACTTTTTATAAAAGTATATATTAATGACTACTCCATATGGTATTTCTACATCAAAAGGCTCCGTATCTTACGATAATTATGTAAATTCCGCAATTACTGGTCCATTAAGCACAAACCAAACCCCATCACAAATACCTTACCATAGTTATGGAACATTAACAGGTATAAGACCTACACCACCCCAATTTTATCCATCTCAAGAGCCAGTTTATGCTGAAATGAATACAAATGCTAGGCACCAATATTTAAGAACATCTGTAAATCCACAAGCTTTACAAAGACAGACTGCTTTAGCCAAATTATCACCAACATTAGGTTATCAAATCAATTCATCTGGTAGAACGATAGCTACATCAACTCATACAAATTATATATCACCGATTGCGTCTTCAATGTATGTTAATATACTTAAAAGCAACGCAGTAGGACAAAGTGGGTATAAAGTAAATTTACCAAATAACGCTCCTATATCAACAAAAAACTATTATCCTAGTGGTTCAAGAAGTAGTTTAAGGAGAGCGCGTTCAGGAGGTTGTACCGCACCTAAAAAGAAGGGAGCTATACAAAATACTAGTTTGACAAATGGTCAGGTGTGCGCTTGGGGGTCACTCGTAAGGCAAAATTATTAATTTTCAAAAAATTTAAATATTTTTATATATGTATAATGCCTAGTTTCCCCTCATTGACACCTTTGTATGGATTAGGAAGTTCTGCACGCACTGTTGGCGCTATTACCATCAGTAGTCCTCGCACAAAAAATGGGTCAGCGCTTAGAGTTTATAATTCTTTGAAGAGAACAAATGGTGCTGATTATGCTTTGCAATATATGCGTAATGCTACATTTGGTCCCTTTATCATAGTTAATGGTAGATTGGTTTACAATTAAATATTTATTATAATATATATATGAATAAATATTTAGTCGAATTTTTTGGGACAATGTTATTGGTATTTGTTATCTTCGCAACTGGTAACTGGGCAGCTATAGGCGCTGCTTTAGCAATATGTGTTTTATTAGGAGGTCCTATATCTGGCGGCGCGTATAACCCAGCAGTCGCAATTTCACTATATAGTGCTGGAAAACTACCCAAATCAGATTTATTGCCATACATTATTGTAGAAATTTTAGGTGGTTTAACTGCGTTCTTTGCTTATAAAAAGTTTATAAATAAATCTTAAATATTATTATAATTTATTGTGTTATATTATAATATAAATGCCCAAAAAACATTATAAAAGAGGAGGAGGTGTTTTTGACAATCTAGGAGCTTCTTTATCAAATGGATGGAATTCTGTTTCTCAAAGCGCTTCTAGTGGATTAACAAGTATTAAAGAAGGTACTGCTAACGTGTGGGATAAAACAAAAAAAGCTACAAGTTCTACATATAATTCTGTAACAGGAACAACTCCTACTACGCCTAGTTATACTCCTCCTGCCACTGTAGGAGGTAAATCGAGAAAAAACAAAAAAGGTGGATACAAGGATAATATATCACATAACAATTTAGCTTCTAGTGCTTCTCCATTTAGCGGAAAAACAGCACAGCCACAGACATGGGTAGGTGGAAAAACTAAAAGACGCCGCCACAGGCATTCTAAGTCATGCAGACATAAAAAACATCGTAAACATTAAATATATATACTACTATATAGTATGACAAAAAGCAAAAAAGGAACACGAAAAATAAGAAATAAAACACGGAAGAATTTTGTCAAGTTAGACAAATGGCTTAATAATTCTTTATAATTACTTCTTTTGCCTTTGCTTCTGGATTTTTTGAATTGATTGTTCTTTTACATAAAACAGATTGTATATTATATTTTTCATATGTGAAATTATCACGAACTAAACTTACATCTGCGTTGCTTAGTAACATTTTTATTTTTTTTTGTGTCAATTTGTGTATTAAATTAAATAAATTTTTATGATTATCAATATTAAACCCATTTTCAGTATATCCGACAAACGACTTATCTGTTTCAGGTGCGTACGGTGGGTCAAGATATACATAATCATCTGGTTCAATCTTGTTTAATGATGTATTAAAATCACTACATTCGAATATTACACCCTGAATTAAACTATGTATTTCATCTAAATGTTCTCTATTAATTATTTCAGGATTATTGTAATGACCATATGGAACATTAAACCCGTTGGGACCAACTCTAAATACTCCTCTAAAACAGGTCTTATTTAAGAATATAAACATAGCAGAACCCAATGTAGTTTTTTTATCAGTTATATTTAACTTATTATATTCACTTCTAATCCAATAGTAATAATTTTCCTTTGCTATTTTTGCTTCCTCTATATTTTTTGGTTTTCTATTAACTTCTCCATTACCACATTCATTAAATTCTGTAATAATAGTTTGTATTTTATAATATAAATCATTATGTTGTAATTGTATGTTTTTATAAATATAAATTAATGGTTCATTCAAATCATAAGCATAAATATTACCCTGTATTTTAATAATACCATGTTTAACATAAGACAATAAAGTTAATAAAACACTTCCACCACCTAAAAATATTTCGCGATAATTATTTATTTCCTTTGGAAATTCAACAATAATTTTATCTAATATTTGAGTTTTCCCTCCAACCCATTTTAAAATTGGTTTTGTAATATGTATTTTTGTATTATCATAACTTTGTATTATTTCTTTTATTTTACTTTTAATACAAGGTGTTTTTTTATTGACATGTATTTTGTAACGAGACTCTAGATTAAAAATTTTACCACAGTTTTCACAAATATATGTAGTCATTTTATTTATACTATAATTAAATGTTGTATTTTTATTTCATTTTTTTATACATTTCCCAGTATAAACTATTATTTATCATATTTTGATTTCATAATGAAATTTTTTAAGTTACTTTTTATATAATTACAAAGTAACTTATACATTCACTCCTTCTTGTTCCTTTTCCACAAGAACCTGCTTGGAAATATTTTTAATAATTTTACTTGCTTTTTCGTGGTCATTATCACCTGACCCGCCCATTGATTCTACAATGATTTTATTATATTGGTCAGAATATCTTGAGATACTTTTGTTACAATCTGGGTATTTCTCTCTATACTTTGGTATTAATCTCATATTTTTATCTGTAACTTTCTTAATTACCTTTCTAAGTTTAACATTCTCTTCATCTTGCTTCTCCCATTTATCTTCATCCTTTACATATAGAACTTCTCTCTTTTTATCAGTGCAATGAACAGGTCTTTGAGTAATATCCAATGCTTTTAAGTTTTTCACAATAATATTAGAAATGCCTTCTACAAAACCAATTTCACCAACCTTTTCTAAATCAGAAAGTTGTAATTGAATGGATTCAACAAAATCCATAATATTCATAGCATCTTTACAGGTTTCATTTAAAAAGAATTGTAAATTAAATGATTTGTTATGTGAATTTGTATGTGTAGTAGTATTATATGTATCCTTCTTTACAATTTCCAAAATTAAGTTTTTAAACTCTTGATTTTCTTTTATAAGATAGTTGATTAACTCATCTTTATTATCTGTAGTTTTACTATTGTTACAACTTTTATCATCTACTAAGCATTTTTTCTTATGATTATATAAACTCGAATGATGCTTATATATTTTATTACAACTATTACAAATAAATTCTGGAACTTTTGGAACTAGATTTGTAGTATTTTGTAGTATTTGACACATATTTGTATGTTTAGGTGTCAAAACATGTCTATCATATTGTGATTTACGTGATGTATTATAATGACATTTGTCACAACTAAAAATATTGGAACTTTTTGGAACTAAAAATGTAGTCATTTGTAGTATATTAATACTACATTAAAAAGTTCCTAAACCTTTTTCTAAAAAATAATAAAAAATTATGGTAACAAACTTTTAAAAATAATTTCAGTGACCAGACGCTAATTTTCAAATATGCAGTGGCGGCTTCCTTTTTCCCCAAAATGTAGGCACTTTTGAAAAATGGACATTTATAAATGTCCAAAATTGAAAACCTAAAATACTTTTGGGAAAAAAATATTCCTTCCCGACCCGCCGTTCTTTAAGTTACTTTGGGAATATATATATTTATTCATCTTCAGTCAAATCAATTACTTTCCTTGTTGAACGTTTTGTCAAAGGTATGCCCTTCCTACAACCAGGACATTTATGAGTTATAGTTTCTTGTGCGAAACCAGTTTCTTCATCCCACCAACATTTTTGACAAATTCTATGTGCTACAGAACCATATTTATTTAAACATTCACTCGGAATAAGTGTATCTGCTTTAGTGACATCTTTTTCACACATACAGCATTTCACTTTATCATATACGCCTCCTTTTTTATTTTTATTACGTCTTATATAAACCTTTTTGGATTTTCTACTTTTATTGTAACGGGATTTTCTACTTTTATTGTAGCGCAATTTTGTACTTTTATTATTTGACATTATAAATTATATATATATATTAAATTTATAATGATTAACTTGATTTATCCATAAATTTGTATAAAATATAGATACCAATTCCTGCTAAGCTAGCAAAATATAATTGCGCTAATGGGTCTTCTGGTAATACAGGTGAAGCATCTTTAGCTACAGGGGCTCGATTTTGGAAAGCTTGAACACATCCTTTAGTTGTAACTGGATTTACACCATTAGAAAATGTACATGGGTCCATGTTTTGTATATCAACCGTTGTAACATAATGTGTTGCTGACGATTGAACATTATCTACACTGATTGTCTGCATTGTTAATTCCTGGCATAGAGGTGTCGAACCAGCAAGAAATGATTGCGCAATATTAAATGGATTTAATACGTTTAAATTTCCCATAGCACCAGGTATTAAACCTTTAAATTCAGAAAAATTAACACCTAGCCCTTGTGAAATAAAAGGAATGTTTCCATCAGGAACATTATCTACATAAATATATCTGTCGACTTGCTTACATGTGCTAGTGTCTTTTTTATTTGTGCATGTCTCTACGGCAGCACACTTAGCACCAGTTGGTAAAAAAAACTTATTTCCTAAAGGACCACCTGTGGCTGATGCTTGACTATTGCCCGTTACCAATACTTCAACATACTGTATTAAACCATTGATATCTTTTCCTAATGCTGATAAACTACCGTCACTACTCATGCCAATTTGACTAGGTAATTTAATATTTTTGTAATATGGATATGCTGGACCTAAAAATTCTTCTTCAACAGCTTTAGCATCGTCTAATACTTTTTCAAATAAAGTAGCCATTACACTTAATTTATACAAATATATTTATTTTGTATAAATAAATTGACTAGTTAGTTAGTAACTTAACTTCCACTGCTTGTAGGCGTAGGTGTAGATGATGGTGTAGGTGTAGATGAGGTGCTGGAATCTGTTGCTCCTGTTACATTAGGAGGGTTCATATTTTTTGTATATTGTGTTTGAGCAGCAACAATACCATTCACTTGTGTTTGTAAATTTGAAACATTTCCACTTAAATCTTGAAATTGTTTTTGTATTTCAAATACATCGTCAAGTTGGTGTTTTAATACACTAATATTTCCAGCATTTTGTTGTGCTAATATCATTGCGTTTTCGGGATTTTTTGTATCATAAGGCTTATATTGTTGATTTTCTAAGCCCTCTATAATATTATTATTACCAATAGTTGCTAAAAAAATTTGATAAACTATTAGTAAAAAAAAGAACAGTATAAGTAAATTAACCAATGATATCATTAATATAATATAATATTAGTTTTTATTTTCTTTAATAATAGTATAAATGTCAACAGCTTATTATCCACAAGGAATGAGATCATCTATGCCAGCATCAGGATATAATCATAATAGTACATATTATAATAAACAATATTTACCCTGGAAAGGCAATGGTATTGAAAGTAATCCAGTTGGCGTAGCGGCAGGACATATCAGACCTTTAACAAATAATGATACTGGAAACATATTCCAATCTGGTTCATTTCCTTCAAGAACTTACTCTAACACGAGGGTTTTTATACCAAGACCAATTAAACATTTTAGAAAAGGGAGAGTAATTCCATCAGAACCTATTACTAATATACCAATTTTAATAGCTCAAGACCCTCATAATAAAAATATTACCTTAAATGTCGATGAAGGCGCATTAATAAACTATAACATGAATCGATTTGTATCTTCTAGTAAAGGAACCTCGCTAGGAGGTGGATTTGGTGGGTCTGGTCTTCTTAATGAAATGCAAGATAAACCTGGTTCTTTTATTGTCAAACAAAATACAATTAACGAAGTAGATGGAATAAGTAAATTACAAAATGATTGTAAAACTTGTCAAGGAGTAGGCATAATTTCTAGTTATTACCCAAACAAAACATTTTTAACTGAAAATCCTGAACCAAATGTTGAAAATCCTGTATTATGTTGTAATGAGGAATATAAAGCAAAAAGGAGAGCTATTTATGCTAGCACAAATTTGAAGAAGAATTACTATACAACAACCAAACAATACTTACAAAATAGATGTAAAACATATGAACAAAAGGCATTTAATTTTCAACAACCAAATTCTGTACAACTTACGAATGAATTATTACAATCTGGTGTAACGGCATCTCAATTAGCTCTTGCTAAACCAGGCAGTGCTCTTGCTATAACTAACACATATGTTGCGAATTGTTATCCAAATGCTGAAATTTATGATGCTACAGAAGATGCTCTTGTAGTTAAATTATTAAATATATTATTAACACAAGGAATCTTAACTCAGTCACAAGTTAACTACTATGAATCATTGCCAGAACCTTATAATTTTGATAACTTGTTTAATTATTTGAATACACTTCATGGTGATACAGGGGTAAATGCTATAGCACAATTTGTTGATTTTATTAACAATCCTTATTGGGGAGTTCCATTTTCAGGTCCATCTAACCCAAATGGATGCAAGCTTACTGTGTATAAACCAAATAATCCTCAATACGCGAAACAAGGCGCGGTTGATAGTTCTACTAGAAATCTTAAATTGAATGTTGATACTATTTCTACAAACGCAGCATCCATTCAGAATTATAATAATACAGGTCCTCAATTAGTGACAGCAAATCAACTCTATGCGGGTGATGCTAATAATTATTCAAATATTCAAAAAAATAAAGCACCTACATGTAATACACCAAGTATCTTCAAATTTCAAAATAAAAAGAGTTGTTATTATAATACATTAAAACAATATCAGGTTCCTGTTAGCCAGCCTAGCACATATCGTTACTTTCCTAGGTCTGTAAATAACTCAAATCATTTCTCTCAATCACCAAACACATATAATACTAGAAATGGCACATCAGCTTATAAATAAATTGTGTCAACCTTTTTATCATACGTATCATTCATATTTGGTAAAAAAATATTACATTTATCTGAGAACTTATTACAAGGTATTTTATATTTTTCACACCAATTAATTGACCTCTGTATATTTATTTTTTTTAGAACTTCAATCTTTTCATCTTTATTTTTATTTTTAAAAATTGTTATTATATTATTAAGTGTCTCTAATTGTGACTGACCATTTATAACGTTCATGTCATCTAATTTAATAGTAAAATAATATGGAATATCACACTCTAATATAGAATGAATATTTTTATTTACTATTTTTTTTAAAAGTATACTTAGCTTAATAAAATTATTTTTATATTGGATTAATTTATTTTCATCAATTATAAAGTTTTTACATATAATATATTTATCAAAATTAGTTATATTACTTGTATGTGGTTTTATAATGTATGATTTTTCAAATGAAGACGATAATAAATATATTAAGTCAACTATTGGTTTATGGAAAATATGATTAATTTTTATAACCGATAAACCATTTTTATTTTGATTTCTTAAAATTATTATAACAATTTCAATAAAGCTTTTAATATAACATTGTAAATTTTCATTTTCTGTTTCAAAAAATATAAAATCATATTTTTTATTAGAGATTTCCTTTAATGTTTCATCATTTACATTATATAAATAATCGTTACTATCATGAAAATCCTCTCTTAGCATTTCCAGACATTCAATCGTATCTTCATAGTTTTTTGTTATATGAAGACTGCTAATACTATTATTTTTAAAAGAGTCAAAAATGTTTAATATAGTAGCTACTTCTAAAAAATCGTAAAATATATTTGTTTTTGGTTTTAATTTACTTACAGAATAAACTGTCCCAGGAACTACAGAAAAAACATATTCATATGGATTCACAATTGTAATAATTTTTTCAAAAGTGTTAACTGTCTCATCCGATTCACATATACAAGTGTCAATAATTTGTTCTTTTATTTCGTTAAAATAATTATAAATACTGTAAGATAAATAAGGTTCGCATATAGTGGCATCACTAGTAAGAGGTTTAATAGTAATATTATTATTATTTTTTGGTAATATATAATAACTCATTTTGTTATAATATTATATATTATATAATTTATTTAAGTCTATTTTAGCAATATTAGTCTTCATCGCTTTCAACAATTAATATTTGTTTCTTAGATTTGACTAGTTTATCAGTCTTTTTTCTTTCTTTTTTATCCTTTGTGATTTCTTTTTCCATTATAGGAGCAATAGGTTTATCTTCAATTGCTTCAGTTGCGGATACTAATAATAATTTTTTGCTTAGCTTGCGAACCTTTGGTTTTATTTTATCCACTTCTTCCTTAGCAACTTCAACAGCATTCGCAGTATCTTTTACACTTCTTGAATTCTCTGTCTCTTTATATTCATTTAACTCAATAACAACTTTATCGGAATTTACATGTGTATATTTTTTATAAATAAAATATCTATTTAAGAATGAGATTTTCTTTTCAAAATTGGACATTTTTGGCGCGTCGCCATAGTTTGAAGCCTTAAATTTATTTTTTGAAATCTCATCCAACATATTTAAGAATAATTCACTAAACAATCCTGACCCATCTGGAAGACCCAAATCATTCGCTTCCTCTCTATTAATTAATTTAAAACCGTATGCGTCCATAACACGATTCAGATAGTCGAAATTTACCAAATATTCAGATATAAGTTGATTTATAGATTCTTGATATACATCAATCCTATAACCGATGCAACTGGAATCATCATCAAAATTATCAGAACCATATCCTTTGATAATCTCCCATATTTTTTTGCCATTTTCATTTATTTGAACTCCTTGACCTGTTTTAGTCTTTTTTAATAAATCAAATACCAATTTTCCATCATATGCGGTTCCAATAAAATAACCGTTAAGTTTCGTACATTCAGCTAAATTTTTCATAAACCCCTGAAGAGTATCTGGATTTTCTAAGAAATAATGAAGAGCAAATTGGCATGACGATACATTAAAACCGTCATCGTGTTTTCCATATTGTCTTGCGACACCGCTTCCAATTTTTTCAGGGTCTTTTGGTCCAATACCAAATATAGCATTCGTTATTTGTTTGGCTTTATCATTCAACATAGCACTACCATTTTTAATATTAAACGCACTATTACCATGGACAAACAAAGCATATGGCATATTTTTATTGGTTTTTCTAGCTTTTAAAAATCTTGCACAGGCACCATCCAGACGATTTTCTAAATTTTCTTTAGAATAGTCAATTCCAAAAACGAATGACAATTTTGAAGCAGTCCATTTCGATAAATCTCCTGCTTTTCCACAAGCATAATCAATTAAAGTATCACCTTGTTTAGAGACAGATGTTATAAGCATTTTTTTCACATACAAATTGTGAAAGTTCTTCATTGATTCAGTCATTAATTTGCCAGCAGGTGTGTTATAATATTTATCTTCACTTACACTTACATCAGGAATGCCAATGCCAGTTGATAACATATCTTCTGTAATACGACCAGCAGGATGAATTGATTTCCAATTTTCATTACATGTTTTATAAGCATTGCCATATTCTTTTTCGCCTCTTAAATATCTAGCCGTTTTATCATATCTTACTCTCAAAGGAACCCATCTCCACCCTGGTTCTCTCTCAAAATCATATCTGAATTCTACAATAGTATTGTCCTCAAATACTTCATGGTCTTCAGAAAACATTTGCTTTGAACCAGTATCATCAGTTTTCAACATAATGTTTGCTAATCCTGCTGTTGCGTCGTAAGGTTCTGTAGGATAAAATCTTTTAGGAAAATAATCATTTTCTTGTTTATCCTCAAATCTTTGATTAAACTGAGGCAATCGGTCTTCAATAATATCTTGACAAGGGTTGATAAAACCATTTTTTTTCTCACTAAAACCACACCTTAGTTCTATTATTTTATATTCTGTAAATTGAACAGCAGATTCAGCACTAATTCCACTTTCAAATATTGGTTTAATTACATCATCGCCATTTGATGCCTTGCTAGTTGTAACTAAGAAGTCAATTGTATTATAATGCGGTGGTTTCCATTTAAATGATTGTTCCCAAGTAATTTTTGTTTTTGGACCCGCTTTACCTATTTCTTCAGATCCAACCCCATAAAATTCATGTGTAAATATCAACCCATCAGTATTATATTCAAACCTGCCTGATTTTTCTTTTTGTAGAATTTCATTACAAGCATTAAATATATTCATATTATTACTTGTTGGAAAGAATTCTTTTGTTGAAATTCTTATTGGCGAATACAAATCGTCTAATTTTTTTAATTTTTCTGTTACAGATGAACATGATACGTTAGCATCCATTATTGAAACAGGTTTTAATGAATTTATATAATTTTTTAATAAATAATATCTAGATTTATTTATGTCGGTTTCTTCTTTTAAAGGCATAAACGTTAAATGTCTTACATCGGTCTTTTTAAAATAATAAATGTCAAAAGCAGCATACAAGTTTATAAATTTACCATTTTTATCTTTGCTGATTAATTCGCCGTCTATTAATGAATTAAAACACATTTCATTTACTGTTTTTGCTCCAGTAAATATAACATCCATATTTGTATTAATTAAATATATCCTACCATTGTCCGATATATATAGTAAATGTCTATTACCATCTGCTTTATCAGTAACAACAAACCCTTTACGAATATTAGGTTCATTTGAATTTTCATCAATTGGCGCAACATTTAGTATTTGTAATGTAATCGAGTTTGGACCAATAAAATAACGATTGTCTACTTTTTTAGTTGGGTCATATTCGTCTTTCCATAACATTTTCATATAAGATTGAATAATTTGATTTTGTTCAGAATAGGAAATAGGATAATTTGTCCCTTGTAATCCTCCTAAAACAAACTTAATTACCTTCCTTAAGGATTCAACAATTAATTCAGGCGAATTGAATTTTGTTCCAGGACCAATTAATCTATTATTAACTTCAATCTCAATCTCATAAGTTTCTTGATTATTAAACACATTCGATTCTTCAATAGTATAAACTCTAATCATCGAACCTCGACCTTCACGTCCATATTTATCAGGGCTTCTATTTCCATACTTAACAATGCTAATATCCACAATAAATGGATAATCTGGATGTTCAAATGAAACACGATTTATATAACGGAATTCTTTTTTTGATTTTCTCCAATTTTCTAATACATAATTTTTAACACCAGGCTTAGGTATTTCTTCTGTTTGATAAGAAACTCTAAAGTTAAAATCGTCAAAATTAACAGGATACACTTTTTCATTGCTAATAAGAGGACGCCTTTTATTAACAAATTCAATTGAAGATGGAGAAGAAGTATAAATAGATTTTAAATCATTATTTTTACAATAATTTTGAATATTATGTAGTCCAGCTATTTCAGTTCTGGTATCTTCTGATAATTTGAATCTTCCAGTAACACTATCTAAAAATTCACAATTAATACGCAACATATACTTACCTAAACTATCGTTTGTTACGAAACCAAATGATTTGAGTTTTTTGATAACATTGTCATAATCATTCCTTGTTAATGGTTTGATGCCTCTAGTTCCAAATTTAACCTCTAGTTCATGATTTACATTATAATTTTTAACATACGGATTTGTGCTATAGAATTTTTTAACTAAATTATCAAATTGAACTTGAGCAGGTGTTTTGTCTTTTGGCTGCTCAATAATTTCTGGTTCTTCTTGAGAAAATAGCTCACGAGGTGCTTCTTTTGGAGGAGGTTCAATAGGCACTGTTTTTTGTTGTCCACGTAAATTGTGTTTTTTAATGTCCAATGCTATAATTTCTTTTAAAAATTTATATTTATCACGAAGTCCGAATGATTCTAATTCTTCTCTTTTAGCTTTAGTTAAGGTTTTGAAATAAGCATTCAAATTTCTGTCGTTCATATCTTTCAAAATATTTATTTGAACATCTTTATTCGTATATTTGGTAATCTTACTCTGAGTTTCAGAGTCCAAATTTTTAAATAAATTATTTAGTTCTTGACTTCCAAAATCATGAGAATAATTATTACCTTCTAAATTAGAAACGTTAGATTTTTCGATAGAACTCATTGTTATATATATAATAGGACATATTTTTAAATTGTTGTTCATTTTTTTTTAAATTTAAAAATACTGAACAATATCTTGATACAAATCTTTTTTAGATTTTCCTTTTCCAGTTTGCGCATTAGAAGTTTCAATTGCTAATTTGTTTGATATCACCATCAAATCTTCAACTTTATATGCCGTAATTGGTTTAATGGGTTTATCTATATTTTCAACCCTATAAAGCGTTGTTTCAATATTGTTGATAGTATGAGGTGTCCCTATTTCAAATCCATATCTCCTTTCATAACTTTTATTTCCACTGTATAAACAATAAATTATAAATATCTCATCGCTATCGTTCATTAATAATTTATAATAAGTCTTATTATTAACAATTAATACATTAATATTCTCAATAGCACAAAGAGATAAAAATGTTTTCACATTTAATATCTTATCATTAGATAAGTTGGACTCTATGTTATTGATAGTATCAAATTTATATGTCTTAATAGTCTGTTTTTCATTTCTAATTTTTTCAACATATTCAATTTTTAACCTAGTAGCTATAACATCATTTTTATTATTAGTTGTTTCATATTTTACTTCTCCATTTTTCAAAATATAAAAGCACCAAAATAACGTATCTTTTTCTCTAGGTATAAAAATATTATTTTTTGGTTTGGAAACGCTTGTATGATTTATATTATTATGTTTTTTATTAGGTTTATTGTTATTTGGTATGTATTTAAATTTCATTTCTATAGATTTTCTAATATTATTTTCATCTAGCATATAATATTGTAATTCATTTAATACATCATTATATAGTGTCATTACGTATTGTTTAATAATTTGGTATTATCTTTAATATCTTTTGTAAAGTATGTATTTTTATAGTCTTCTTTTTGCTTTTCAAATTTATTCAATGTGTTTTCTTGTGTATTAACGTAGTTAATATAAATAATTACGTCATCTAAAGTTTCTTTTTTAACCTCAGATAAATTTATGTGAATTCCATATTTATTTTCATTAATTGTTATTTCTTCATTTTTTTTAAATATTCTAAGGACTTCAATTTGATTAAATTTGTTCATTTTTTCTACAGATTCTCTAATATAATTAAGCTCACTAACAGAAAAATTATTAATTTCATTTGTAGATATTATAGCTTCCATTTACAATAATACATAAATTGTTTTTAAATAATAAAAATAATAAAAATAATAAATATACCAATACACAAAAAAATCAATATATGTTATGAACAAGGTTTTATATGTAATTTTATATAGAATCGCACATTATTTCTAATCTTCTATAACTATGCGTGGCTTAGATTGTTCTTTTAATTTAGTATTGAATTCTTTTTCAACTTTTGGTTTAATAATTTCACCAATAATTGAAATATATTTATCATTCAATTCAAAACGTTGTCCAATAACTCTTACATTAAATTTATCACCTTCTTGAACTTCTGAGAAGTATGTATTGTTATAATGATGGTCCTTAGCTATAAACACAACAATAGGAGACGGAAATTCATTTGCGCTTTCAGCTTTAATACCAGCTTTTGTTATATTTTTAGCGACACAAGCTATAAGCATACCTTCAACAGGAAAACAAATCTCACATTCAAATACTACTTCAAATGATATAGAGTTCCCTCTAACAACTAACCCACTAGAGTATGTAACAATCTTGGAAGAATTAGGTTTTATAAAACCTTCTACAACACACTTGCCCTCAAATATATCCTTTATATTTTCTTCTATTGTTTCTTTTATATTTTTTCCAATAGACGTGATAGGTAAAATAATATTTCTAGTTATCAAACATCTTGAATATATTGTTTGTATTGTAGGAGCTCTTCGTTTATTTTTTTGTTGAGGTTGTTTGTCTGTGATTTCCATTGTTATACTGTATATACATATTATCTTTTATTTATGTTTCTTTCAATTTTATTTAATATAAAATATAATTTTATTAATTATTAACAGTATAAAGTTTATAGTATATAGCCATTTCAGGTGTCAAAAACCATTTTTTATTATTCTTCTTAATTGTATCAAAATACCTCAAAATAAATTCTTGAAGAACACATAATTCTACAGTGCCAACAGCTTCTTTTATAATATTTCCATCTACGTCTTTTTGTAGTTTTGTAGATTCACTACTATATTTATTTTCTCCAATAATCTCATTTATTTTCTTCAATGTTTTTTCTTTACCAGCTTCATCACATCTTGCACCAGTGTCACGTTTTGATTTAATATCCTTTGTTTTGAATACTAAATATTTATTTTTTTTCTCGTATCCTATAAAACCAATTATTGTGTTAAAATCCTCTTCATTAAATGTAAGCATTTGTTTAGCTTCTTTTGAATTAGCTAACTCTTTTTGATCTTCTGGTTCAGATTCTATCCATTTATTTTTATTATTTAATATCATTATCATTCTTTTGTTAAGTTTATATAAAATTATAGCGCTTAGGGTTTTTGTTTTAATAATTCTTTTTTCAAAATACTCTTTCGCAAACCATTCAAATGACCCATTATTTATATTATCTAAAAAATATAGGTAGTTCATTAATTCTAATTTTTCTTCATATAATAATAACTCAATCAGATGAGATACTAAAAATTCTATTAAATATTTACTAGATTCTGGAAACTCTATCGACATTTTTTTCATTACAATACCGCAATGTTTATACCAATTATCGTCTCCTCTAGGAACCTTATTCTGTTTAGTAAAATTATGACAAATATCAAAATTCACCTTCATTTCATCTAAAATTCTTTTACCTTCTGTTGTGTGAATTTCTTCTTCTACAATTATGTTTCCAATATTTCTACTATCAAGAACAGGCGTAACCATATTTTTTTTAATTTCAAAATTAATCATATCATGTTTGTAATCAATTGGAACTGACCTATCAAACATGGAAACATTATGGTCTTTTAGTTCAAGTGGTTGAAATAAATAGTATTCTCCAATATTAATAAGCCTGCCATTTCTACCATATTTGTCTGTAATAAATTCGCTATTATCTTCAATTAACTGCGTCAAAGCAGAATATATCTGAATATACGGATATTCTTTTGGTGTTCGGATTAATTTAAGTAATACATCTTTTTTGTAAAAATAACTCTCTTTCATAAGCATTCTGATTCGTTGTAATATTTTCTCTGAATTCATCATAATAAAGTTTTCACTATAAGTATCCTCATTTAAATTATTTTCATCAATCTTTTTATCAGGTCTACATGAATAATTACAAGTAGCCATATAATCACATGCGGGTGAAAATGGTGCGTCTCCTACTTTGAATTCATTTAATATTAATCCACTAGACAGCTCTTGAGTAATAGGTTCTTTCAAATTTGCTGACATAATTTCTTGTGTAAAATTAGTTTGGTCGTGATTTATTATACAATCAACTGCGGATTCTTTTAATACACGACTAACATTGCCTATTTGAACCGCTTTGTATTCCGCAACACGATATACATATAAATCAGCAGATTCTTCGTTGTTGTCATCCAAAATTGTTCCATACATAAAAATTTCAACATTTCTCTTTTCAAATGGTAAATCCTTGTGTGAAAAATTGCGCACAGCACGTCCAATGATTTGTTCTGGGCGATTCATATTGTACCAAGGTTCTAAAATGTGAACCTGACGAATAAATTTTAAATCGATGCCTTCGGAACCAGCTTTAGAAATCAATACAACTTTTATTTTATGACCTTCTTTATTATTTTCATTTGTTAATCCTTTAACTTCAAAATCATTATTTGGTGATAATCTGGGGTCTCCTGTAATCATTGAATAACGAGCAGGCATATAATTTTTTTTATCTTCTGGTGACTTCATTGTCCTAGCATCAACAACATCAGATGGTCTATTTTTAAATAAAGGTTTTACATTTTCACCATATCTTGTAAATCCCATTTCCTCCAAAGCAAGAGCCATAGGAATTAATCCGCTATCAATATATTGTGAATAAATTAATATAATACCCTCTCCTACCTTTTGATTTTTAGGATTTAATATGTTATCTAAAACAGATTTAATTTTAACGCTATATTTTCCAATAATTTCTTGAGAAAATATTCTACCATAATTATCAATCGTTGATTTTTTATATTCAAATTCTCCTTTTTGTGGAGGTGATTTTTCATCAACATAATTCATCATTCTCTCTAAACCAGCCTTACCAGTCAATTGATGTGGGTCAATTGACATACTATTGTCAATTTTAGATGAAGATGTTACACCGCCTTTTTTTGTCATAACAGAAGGGACTAATGTATTTGCGGAATCAACTAGTGTTTTTGTGGAATCAGCTAGTGTTTTGGTTACAGAAGGAACAAATGATTTTGCGGAATCAGCTAGTGTTTTGGTTACAGAAGGAACAAATGATTTTACGGAATCAGCTAGTGTTTTGGTTACAGATGATGCTTTTGTTACTATACCATTGTCAAATGAATTATTATCATTTACACTTTCACTTGAATTTTCAATAATTATGGATTTAGCTTTTATTTGTTTTAAAGGCAATACTTCTTTCTCTGATTCACTTTCTTCACTTTCTTCACTTTCTTCGTTTTCATCTTCAAAAGTTAATTCAGAAAAATTTTCAGAAAGCTCTTCGGAAAAATGTTCAGAAGGTATTTCATCCAAAATAGATTTTAATCCTGGAACTGGATATGAAATAATTAAGGATTCTAATGGTGTCTGCAAAAGTGTATAACCGAACGATTCCATATTTTCAAAACTGGGCATATCTCTTACAACACCCTTCTTAGTAGTTACAGAAAATTTTTTATTCCTTAAATTGTAAATAATATATTTATAACAACAATATTGACATTTTCCACAGTTACCACAATTACCAATTTTATTTAAATATAAACTAAGGATTCTTTTCTTATCTTCATGTGGTATTTTTTTTAGATTCATTTGATATGATGGATATTTAATAGCAGGAAATGTATGTTCTTTTGCGAATTCGCTTGGATAAACTCTATACGGAAATGTATACGGGTTTTCACCTCTAACAAATGAAATATAGCCTGTAGCTTTTCTAATAAGTAATTCTTCGCCATTTTTCTTAAAATCGCCATTTTTATCAAATATATCTTTTGCTTCAATTTTACTACGCCTATCGTTTGTATTCATTAAATTAAGTAACCAAACTATTTCTTTATAACTATTATACATAGGTGTAGCAGAGAGAAGGAGAAATCTCAAATTTTCAGCAGATTTGACAAGCATTTCAAGATACATAGCGACTTTTTTATTTTCATTGTCGTCTGTTTTACGAATATTATGAACCTCGTCAATTACTATGAGTCTATTATTAAATTCATTACGTAAACGTTGAATTATTCTTTTATTTAAAGTTATTTTTAAATCTTTAAGAGATTGAATTTTATTTTTTTCACCAGGTTTTCTTTTATCTATTGTCTTACTCCTTTCAACTTCATCTGTGTAATTGAGTGTTTTAATAATATAGTTAGCAAATTGTCCATAACCTAAAAATATATAATAAGAGTTTATTAGATTTTTAATTTGGCTAACTACTTTTTCTTTTGATAATCCTTTCATATTCATAGGATTAATCTCTTTTAATAGTTTGTTTCCAGTACACGCTCTTACATTCCAAATGCCATCTACTTGTTTTAATTTTCTCTCATCAAATAGTTGTAATTTAAAATTATCTTGAACATTTTCAGAAGCAACAATAATTATTCTTTTAGTAATTCCCATCTGCTTCATATAGTCTCTCATTTCTTCACATACACCAATCGCGCTACACGTATTATGTGTTACAGTAAAATCTCCCATTATATATCTACAGTTACCACTTAATGTAAAACCATAATATTCATCTTCATTAACATATTCAACTTTAATTCCTGTTAGCAACGCATCCTTTGTCGGTTCAACAACAATTTTATGTTTTACAGTAGGAATGGTTTCAAGACCTTCGCCACTAATATGTATTCTTACATAATTACAATCAATTTGGTTGACTGATTTATAACAAGCAAATCCTAAACTTCTAACTAAATAAATAACATCATTTATTAACATATCACAATTGTCTTCAAAATCTAAACTATTCTCGTTTGATAAATTAGTTCTGCTATCTAACAATCCAGCTAATAGTTTCAATCTATTCACTCTAGAATTGCATTTATAATTTAAAGGGATGTTTTTATTTTTATGTTGCGAATAGAAATTTATTCCTACCAAATACGGGTCAACAGGCAAATCTTTTTCAGGAAACTCTACAGGAACCTTATATCCTTTTAATATCTCTTTGTCAGGTTCAGATAATTTTAAATAATCTTTAATTGATATTTCAATAATATTTGAAACACTTGATTTTCTTAAACATAAAATATGTTCTTGATTTACTGTGTATTTGTCACCTTTAATTGGTATAACATCATACATCTTATCTTTACCTCTTGCTAATGATAATACAGTTCTTGGTGTTGAATCATCTCCCATTAATAAATCTCCAACTGTTATATTTTCTATTAATTTTATTGTTCCATCAAACATCATAATTGGTGTGCCTTTTGAGTGACATTTACCAGACCCTAATCCGTGATATAGTAACAAACTGCTATAAGGTGTCTGAAATGACATAAAGTTTTTAACAAATGCTTGATGTGGTTGTAATTCAAAATCAGCATTAGCTAATAAATCAGCTTGTTCTTTAATACTATCATGAATGGTTCCATCATATTTTGTATCATTAAATTCTTTTTTTGATGCGATTTTTACATTAAAATTTGTATCACTTAAGTTGGGATATAAATATGGTTCTGACTCAGGATGCTGAGATAAAAAATTACTTTCTAGTATTTCTCTTTTTAATAAAAAATTATTACATTCATTTGTATAAAAATTCTCATCGTTACAGTTAATTTTATTGAATTCTTTTTCTAAGTCTTTAACTATTAACGGACCATTAGATGATTCTGACGATGAAGAAGAAGGTACTGATGATATATCTTGTGATTTTGTATTATTGCTTGATAATGTAGAAGATGATACTGTACTTGTGTCAGATTCTAATACAAAAGATTTCTTTTTTTCTAATGTATCTGTCATAATACTATATATTATGAATATAATCTATATTCTTCTAATACTTTATTAATATTTGTAATTAATTTTTTTTTCTCTAAATTATACGGTCTTATCGATTCTAAACATTCATCAATAGTCTTCCATTCTAATTTACTAACTTCAGATACTTGAAAATTATTCAATAAATTATAATTTTCATTCATATATGCCAAAAAATATTTGTTTTTATATGACTTATGATTTGTCCCTATAAATATCTCTTCAAATGGTAATACATTATCGATTATTACAATTTTATCAGAAGAAATCCCCGTTTCTTCTTCAAATTCTCTCAATGCGCACTCTAGGTCTTTTTCTTTGTGATTACGTCTTCCTTTGGGGAACTCCCATTCAGTTTCATTCCATGATGTTTTACTTTTATCAATAATATCCTTTAATGTGATTATTTCATCGCTTATATTTATACCATTTCTAAGCAACATTAGTTTTTTTAATGATGACTGATACTCGACTTTGTATTGGGTGTTTAATGTTTCTTGCCACATATTATTCCATAAATCATCAAATGAATCTGAAATTATTCTTTCCTTTTCTACAATTGACATCTCATTTATAATGTTTTGAATTTGATATATATTATAGGGTGAATATTTACCTCTAATAAAGTCAATATATCCAAAACTATCTTTACGTCTTATCATAAGAAATTGTAATCCTTTTATGCTAGGTCTACAAACAATAATACCATAACTTGTAATTGGCAATTTACATTGATGAAATAAATGTCCTTGCTTACCACAATTATTACAAAAAACGGTCGATGTATTTATATTTTTATTCATATTATCTAAATATAATATCAAAATAGTTTTAAATTATATTCACAATTTATTTTAAATTATAATTATATAATGGGCAGAGCTAATTCAGGATTTTACACAAAAAGACTAGGAGGAAATAATAGAATAACATCAGAATCTATTTATTTAGGTGCTACAAAGGGAAGAGGTTCTATTACAAGACGATTCTTACAACATAAAAGAAATCTTCATTCATTTACAAAAAGGTCATTTAACCAATATACAATGGGAAGAGGATTAACTAGAAGAAATTATTTCTAACAAGCGGTAATAATTACAATAAAAGATAAAGTTTAAAATAAATTAATAATTTACTATAATTTATTAATGACTGTTTATCTTGATCCAAAAGTATGGGGACCTCATTATTGGTTTTTTTTACACACATTAGCAATGACTTACCCACATCATCCAAATTCAGTTACTAAAAAAAAATATTATGAGTTTATCCAGAATCTCCCACTTTTTTTGCCAGTTCAGGAAATATCAACTGAATTTAGTAAGCTTATTGATAAATATCCTATTACACCTTATTTAGATAACAGAGATTCTTTTGTAAGATGGATGCATTTCATACATAATAAAATAAATGAAAAACTTGAAAAACCTCAAGTAACATTAAATGAATTCTTTGTGGAATATTATGAACAATATAAATCCCAAGATGATAAAATGAAATATTATTATAAGGTAAGAGAGAAGATGATATATTTCGTAATATTAACATCTATTGTGGGTGCGATTTATTACCTATATGATAAATAATAAGTATTAGTAAATAACATAAATAAATCTACATCAAAGAATATGTATAATTATATTTATATAATATATATAATTATGACAAATAAATTAAATCACAAAAAGGGTGGAAAAGCAATCGCTTCTGGCGGGTTTGGATGTGTTTTTAGCCCATCATTAAAATGTAAAGGCACTTCAAAAAGGGAAAATAACAAAATTAGTAAATTAATGACAGAAAAGCATGCTATTGAAGAATATGAAGAAATAAATGCGATAAAAGATAAATTAAAGGATATTCCAAATTATAAAGACTTTTTTTTGGTTAGTGACGCGACTATTTGTAAGCCATCAAAATTATCGTCAAGTGATTTAAAAAATTTTACAAAAAAATGTTCAGCTTTGCCAAAAGATGATATTACAAAAAAAAATATTAATGACAAATTAGATAAAATTATGGCATTAAATATGCCTAATGGTGGGTTACCAGTAGATGATTATATTTATGATAATGGAGATTTTACTAAAATATACAATTTAAATAAATCACTTATAAATTTATTACTAAATGGGATTGTTCCGATGAATAAAAAAAACATATATCATTGTGATATAAAAGATTCGAATATATTAGTAGATGATTCTTCAAAAGACCATATACAAACCAGATTAATTGATTGGGGTTTAACTACTCAATATGTTCCCTTCAAAAATGAATCATTTCCAAAAACCTGGAGAAATAGACCTCTACAGTTTAATGTTCCATTTTCTGTGATAATTTTTACTGATGCGTTTGTTGAAAAATATACCACGTTTATTGACGATAAAAATAAAATAGACCATATCTCTTTAAAACCGTTTGTAATTAGTTATATACATTTTTGGATAAAAGAGAGAGGAACAGGACATTATAAATTCATTAACGAAATAATGTATATTTTATTTGGACATGAGTTAACCACAATGGATGATTCAGGGAAAAAAACTGTTATAGAAAATGATTTTACAATTTCATATATTACTGAATATATAGTAGATATACTCATTCATTTTACCAAATTTAGGAGTGATGGTTCACTAGATTTGCGCGAATATTTAGATAATGTTTTCATAAATAATGTTGATATTTGGGGGTTTGTTATGTCATATTTTCCATTATTAGAATTGTTAAATAATAATCGTATTAAATTAAAGTCATTTGAGTTAGAAATATTTGAAAATATTCGAACATTATTTATTAAAATATTTACAACAAGAGTTGAAGTTATAGATGTAGATGAAGTTACTAAAGAATTACACAATATAGGTAATATAATTGAAACAAGCATTAAACACAATTTTAAAAACGATAAATCATTAGCAAGTGGCTTGAAAATAAAATCTAAAGGACGAAGAATTAAGGGATTAACTGGCAAAACACATATACCAAAAACAACCAAGGTATCATTTAAGAGAGTTCCTAAATCTAGAACAAGAAAATTTAAAAAATTATTCTTGGTATCAGCAAAAATAAAATATAACAATAATGTATAATGAACAAGGATTTCTCTAAGCTTTGTACCCCAGCAAAACTTTATTTTGCTATAGCTGTTATTGCGGCTCTAATTGCTTTATTTAACAAAATGTCACTCATTGCTGTATTTATGAAATTAATATTTGCCTTTGTTTGGACATACATTCTATCTTGGTTATGTATTAATGGATACAAATCACTCTCATGGTTCTTAGTATTGTTACCATATGTTATTATTTTACTAGCAGTTGTTGGTATTATGCATTTATCATCATCCCAAAGTTCTATGTTGAATACACTCAAGTTACAAGGAGCTTTCGGCAAAGAAAATTTTACAAATAAACATAAAGCAAGTATGGGAACAAAAATGCCTATGCCTGTTATGATGAAGAAATAAGAATTTTATTTTACACCTTTTAACATATTACATTGAATTTTTCTAAAAATACATCCAACGATATTGGATGCCACATCATAACTGTTTTTCCGTTATATTTATCTAATGTGATACTACATTCAGTATAAACTTTAAAAAATACATTATTTTTATCAGTTAATTCAGTATAAAATAAATATGCTTCACTCATTTGTTCATGACTCATTATTTCATCATATTTTTCTTCAAATAATGTATTAATAAAATCATCATCATTAAAATTATATATACTTATTCCAAAAATACTACCATTAGAATAAATTCCCATTTTTATAATAAATAGTTATACATTTATATTATTTTATACTGGTTTATACTAGTTTATACTAGTTTATAATAAATATTTAACGAAATGAATGGTGTTACTCTAAATGAAAAAGGTGTATAAATAAAAAAAATGATTTGACTAGAATAAATGAATAATAATACCTTTATTTTATTATTCATTAATATTATAAATGAGATTAGAAATATTTGTGTTAGGATTAACAGCATTTTTTGTATATAACGCATATAGCGATGGTAAATATACAAAAATGTTAATGTCATTTAAAAAATATTATAGAATGATATTTTATGTTTTATTAGGAGTAGGTATATATGTATTACTAAAAAGAAATCCAAATCAAGGTAAAAATCTGCTTTTATATGCGAATAATGTTGTAAAATTTATGCCAATAGATAAAACATCGATGGATATGTTAAGCCCTGTGTTTGATTTTACTTCAACTAACAATAATAGTTTCATGGAATCATTTAACGAAATAGATTCATCAAAATTACCTATTGGATTTAATGGAGGAGAGAGAAGAATAAATAGTTCAGGAAAAAACGGAACAAAACGTTCAGTAAGTGAAACAAAAAAGAAATATGTAGCTGCTAATCAAGATTGGAAATGTGGTAGTTGTCAATCACAGCTTGACCATACTTTTGAAATAGATCATAAAATACGTTTAGAGTATGGCGGTGGCAATGATGTTCAAAATCTCATAGCATTGTGTCGTAATTGTCACGGCAGAAAGACCGCAAGTGAAAATATGTAATCACACTTGCGAATATAACTTTCAGGTATAAATTTAACCGAAACAATTAGATTTATATAATGAAATAATATTGTATTATAATAATATATGGAAACTAAAACAAATAATAATATCAAGACAGAAAACCTTTTACCAAATTTTAAAACACCTTCTATATTTTTACCAATTGCTGTAATAATTATTTTTCTTATAATTATGATGTTTCTAATATTTTATAAAGTTAAACTTCCAAATAGTAGTATAACACGTTCAAATGAAGAAATAACAGCAGATGTTTTAGTTATTTTATCTTTTGGGTTAATAATTTTTATATTATGTGTCATATTTTTGCCTAACTTTAAAGATATAAAAGATTTGTTTCAACAAATTAGTAATGTAACTTATGTTATATTATATACAATATTTTTAATTTTATTTTTCATGTTAATGTCTATTGATACATTAAATAATTACGCGTATATAATTACACCTATTACAATTCTTCTAGGTGTTTTTGCATTTTATAAAAGTGCTGTTAGTGATTATGTAAGCAATTTTAATATTAATTATGAAAGAATCAAATCAATTATATTGATATTTTGTTTGATAACTTCATATATTGTTTATTATAATACAGACCCAGGAGGTTATATTTCTAAATATTTTGGTTATACATTATTATTAACTATTATTACAGCTGTGTTTGCGTTTTTATATTTAATTGTCGTTTTAACATTGCCTAATACTTTCAATAATATTGCTAAAGATAGTAAATCAAGCAATTTTCTAGAAAATTTTTCAAGTTTTTCTGTTTATGGTAGTATCTTATTTGTTATATTTTTAATTGTGATGACTGTTTTAATTTCTACCTATCCTGGAGGATTTTTCAATGATAAAACCACTTCAGGTGCTGTAATGATAATGTTACTAATTATTTCTATTGTATGGGCTATGTTGTTATCTGCTAATTTATTTCCTGAAATGTATAACAAAAATATGAATATAGATAAAATCAACTTTTTTAAACGTGCTATATTGGCACTATTTGGAATAGTAATCTCTGGTTTATTAATATTTTGGATTGTTTATAATATACATACTCTTTCAAGTGAATCTAGTATTGTTAGCATTATTTTAAATCTCATATTAGTTCTTATATTCATGTCGTTGATTTACAAAACAATATATGTTCAACTTCCATCTGGTAATTCTAAAAAGTCGGGGTTCTTTAATATATTTATTAATTTAATATTTTATTTGCCATGTTTATTTAGTGGAATATTTGATTCGATTGGTAGTTTTGTTTCAGGTGAATATAACTCTTCAACAACTGGTTCTCTATTAATGTTGCTATTAGCAATTATTATAATTGTCATTTATTTTACAACACCACAAATGTTTAATAAATTTAGCTCACAAGGTGGAAACCAATTGGTTAATAAACCCGTATACACTAATTCACAATATGTATTAGGGACATATGAACAATTAAATGGCAGTGATAAATTTGATTATCAATATGCTATTTCATTTTGGGTATTTATAGATGCTGTACCACCAAATATGAATCCTTCTTATGAAAAATATACATCATTATTAAATTTTGGAGGTAAACCTAATATACTTTACAATGGTAGTAAGAATACTTTAATGATCACTATGGAACAAAAAGACTTAGACAAAAATACCAGTAATAAATTAACAAATTTTGATGATAATGGTAACAGAATCATTTATAAAAATACAAATGTATTGTTACAGAAATGGAATAATATTATTATTAATTACAACGGAGGCGTTTTAGATGTATTTTTGAACGGTGAATTAGTTAAGTCAGATGTAGGAGTGGTTCCATATTATACTATTGATAATTTGACAATAGGTGAGAATGACGGAATCAGTGGTGGAATATCAAATGTAATATATTTTAAACATGCTTTAACAGCTTCAAATGTTTACTATTTATATAATACTGTTAAAAATAAAACACCGCCTACAACAAATGATTCAAATGAAACAATTCTCGTAAAGAATATATCAACATTAGGAAATTCAGTAAAAAATATTGTTTAACAATAATTATTTATTTAATTTACTAATTAAACTAGAAAATTTCTAAATCTATATTATACAATGTCTCCTTTAAGTATTGTCATAACAATAGTAGTAATTGTTTTAATTTTTATGTTATTGAGATATATTTTTGCTGACCCATACACATTACAAAGTATGCAAAACGGCAAAACCGCATCAACAATTGAGGCATCTTCTTTAGCAACAAATGGAACGAATGTTCCATCCAGTAATTTTGCTTATTCTATTTGGATATATGTTAATGACTGGAATTACAGATATGGTGAACCAAAGGTAATTTTTGGTAGAATGGGTTCACAAAGCAAAAGTGGAAGTGGTTCTGTGCCAGGTGTAAATGGGTTGGACCCATGTCCAGCTGTTGTTTTAGACGCTGTTGAAAACAATGTATCTATTTCTTTAGGATGTTATCCTGGAATAAACCAACAACCAACAACTCCAGGTGGTAATACAGTGGTTCATACTTGTAGTGTAGCTAATGTACCAATTCAAAAATGGGTTAATTTGCTAATAAGTGTTTATGGAAGGTCATTGGATGTTTATATTGATGGTAAATTAGTAAGAACCTGTTTGTTACCAGGTGTTGCTAGTGTAAACAATAATTCAAATGTATATGTCACTCCTGGCGGTGGATTTGAAGGCTGGACATCTAAGTTCCAATATTATCCTAATTCTGTAAATCCACAAGAGGCATGGAATATTTACTCTCAAGGACCTACTAGTATGTTAAGCATGTTTAACGAGTATCAAATCCAACTTTCTTTATTAGAAAATGGAACAACACAAAATAGTGTTACAATTTAAATTGACTAACTTATGATTTTTTCTTATTTAATTAATATATATAATGAGTGATAACGGAGCATTTAATTCATTTTCGACAAATAGTAGAGGAACTTTTGGAACTAAAGAATTTTTAGAATCAAATAGTTTAGTAGCAAAATTTGCTTTTTTATTATTAGTAATAATTGGGTTTGTTATATTATTAAGAGCAGGTATTTCGCTAATCGGATGGTTTTTACAACCTAATCCATCTCCTCATCTTATGGATGGTATGGTTGATGCGACACAAATGATTGTGTATCCTCAAGACCCTAGTAATAACGGCGCGGTTACTATATATCGGTCTGTTAATGCTACAGATGGTTTAGAATTTACCTGGTCTGTATGGATTTTTATTGATAATTTACAGACAAATGCTGGTATTTTTAAACATGTATTTAGCAAGGGTAACGCAAATGTACAACCTAGTGGATTAATAGAACCAAATAACGCACCTGGCGTGTATATAGCTCCAAATACAAATGATTTAGTTATTCTTATGAATACATTTAATGTTATTAATGAAGAAATCACTATTCCTGATATTCCACTTAACAAATGGTTCAATGTAATTATTAGATGTCAAAGCACATTATTAGACGTTTATGTGAATGGAACGATTAGTAGAAGTCTAACCTTACATGGTGTTCCAAAACAAAACTACGGAGACGTGTTTGTTGGTATGAACGGAGGATTTGCTGGTAATGTATCCAATTTATGGTATTATAATTACGCATTGGGAACAGCAGCAATACAAAGGATTGTGGCTAATGGTCCTAATACTAAAATGATTGGCAATAACGGCATGAATGATAAATCACGCAACTATTTGTCTCTAAGATGGTTTTTCTATGGCGCAAACGACTCATTTAACCCTTAAATATATTTTAGAAGCCACATATTAATTTTAATTACTTGTTCTAATGAATAAATAATTAAATACTTTATATATATATGCCAAAATCATGTAATTATAATCCAATGCCTACGAGAGTTTGGTCAAGAGTTCAAAATCCCTGTACATTTATTGTTTCATCATCAACTAATTCCGTATTTTCACCTTTAACTAATGAAGTCATGACAGCGGCACAGGCAATGTATCTAGACAAACAAATGTATAAAGGTAACATATTACAATACAAAAATAACAGCTCAAGATTAACAAAAAACCAATATATATCTCAGATTTCTAAAGGAATATCATCTACAAGGAAACAAAGTTATGCTACACAATCGCAAACTTATACAAATCCTAATACGACTAGTCTCCAAAGAGTAAATTACAATGAAATACCATTTCCAAATGACATTGTAGGACAACCTAACAATATTTCAGGACCTTATCAATATGGCATTCCAAATCCGTTTGATTGTTCTAGTAATGTTTTAGTAGATGGCGGAAGTTTAGTATGTAACGCATATGTAGACCCATGTACTGGAGAAGTTTCAAAAAGTGTTTATCAACAACAATGTTTTCCTACAAGTTGTTCTGATGTTCCTGGGCCTATTCAAGGATTATGCTGGAATCCAAAACTTCAAACATGGTTTCCTAGACAAAGATACACAATGAATAATAGCGGTAATAAATGGCCTCAGGGATATAAAGGGATTACTAGTAGTATGGTTCCCGAACCACCTATTTTCTCAATAGTTTCAACTGGCAATGGGACTGCTGAAATATCATGGATTTATAATGATTCACCTCAATATCCAGTAACAGGTTTTAAAGTTTATGCTCAAATTGACGGTGTTCTGGTTTTGCTTGCTACAATAACAGACCCTACATTACGCACAACCGTTCTGACTGGTTTGCCAACTGTAACAAAAGGACTGGCTATAATAGTGCCCAAAATGAATAAAACTATTGTATCAAAACCTGTTGACCCTTTAGCAGGATTAACTATTATAATGACTGCGATATTCGGTAATACTGAATCGCCAATTTCAAATAATGGTATTTATAAACCAGCTGCTGACGGCACTGACGGCACTGGTGGTATTGGGTGTACAGTTAGTTTTTATAATAATTTATTTAAAGATAATACTATTATTGAAATTAACACACTTCTCTTAAAATATTTAGACCCTAATTCTACAGGATTAACACAGATAACTGTAGAAAAATACAATGCGTTACTGGTAAATTTAGCTCAGTTATCAAAATCAATAGCTCCTACATGTGGGTTTTATAATATTATAGAAATATTTAAAGATATATTGATTAGTCTTAAACACGCGTTTGATTGTAGTGTTAATTTAAATACCGAAATAATAAATTCAGCAACATGGCACAATGATTCTATTATATTACATAGCAAAACAAAACTCGAAGAGTATATTAATAATTTAATATCAAAGAAATCAATTCTTCCAGAAATTACTGGACAAGCTATTTCGGTTGAATTGAAACCACAATACGTCAAATATCACGAATTGTATGGTATTCCAGTAAATCTTGATTACGATTGGATTAAATTAAATGAGATAGAAAGGTCTTTAAATTTAATATAAATTTAATATATCTTATCGTTTATAACAATAATAATAGTAATAATAATAATAATAATAATAATAGATGCGCGTTATTTTTTTTGTAAAAAAGTAAATATAAGTATATTCTATAACAATGGCAAGAGTTCCGCCTATTACAATCACTCCAGACCCTGGAGACAGCACTCACGTTTATGGTGATTTAAATTATTTTTTGGATTCCAGCGCGCAATATATTTACATAGCTGAATTTAATGTGGATGCTAGTGCTGCATTAGCTACTACATTTGGAAAAGTTACCACTATTCCTACCGTTTATGACGCAGGCGTTCGTATTAGTATTCCCGTAGCAACAGCGCAAAATTTATTTAAGTTTTCTACTGATAGTTTGGATATTAATGATATGTCTTCAAATGATATGCTTTTCAAGGTTGTTTATGGCAGTGCTCAAGAACATCCATTATCAATTAATTTTGATGCCTCCTCAGAAGTTTTTGATAGATCAATTGTTGCTAGCAATCCTGTAAATGGTGTTACCCCTAACCAAAACTTAACATATGACTATAACCGTTATCTTGCTAAGGAACTATTTGGAACAGCAACAGCTGTAGATTTGTTCAGTAACGAATCTTCTATTAGAAATAGTTTGGATGCATCTATATCTGCTAGTTTAAACACCGTTTTAAGAGCTTTACACACGAATGGTGTTTTAACACGTGATAGCACACTTCCTAATCCTAGCAAAACTATATTGGAACACCTTCTTGCTTCAGCAAACGGTCGTTTCGAATTTCTCGACCAATTCACAGATGCGTCTGGTTCATATGATGCTTCTGGATGGTTTTTCATGCCTCTTGCTGTTGGTGACAAACTTTATTTCACTGTAAATGTTAAATGTGACCCTAGACAAAACGCACTTACTAATCTTGAGGAAGTAATCGCCGATAGAAAATATTTGGTAGAAATGGTTTTACGTTCCACCTAATTTTAAACAATAAACCTATCGTTTTCGTAAATTAATTTATATATTTTTATAAAATGTATAAATTTTATGTCCTTAAATTAGGATTTACACATAATTCTTGACTAGGAAAAATATCTCCAGACATACATTTATCGTTAGTATTCACTTCAGCACAACTTCTAAATCCTCTATCTTCGCCAATAAAACACCAACCTGATTTTCCACCACTTAAATGAACAGAACTCGCCGCTTCATTTGCTTGGTAATCATTGTTTGACTGTGTTTGTTGTTGCGCTGTATTTAAAGTTTTATTTAAACTATTATTAGCTAATATATCTGGTTGTGGAGGCACAAATTGCTGATTAGGAAGGGTGCTTGATGAACCTTGAGGTGTAATATTTTGAATAGCCGTTAAACCACTATCAATTGCTCCTGCTGTAGTATTTACGACGGCCTTCGCTCCTTCAGCGCTTACATCAACAACCTCACCTGTTACAGCAGCCGTAGTTCCAAATATTTTACCTATTAGCGGACCAAATAAAGTAGTTATGTCTTGTGTTCCTTTTGCTAAATAAACAAAAATGTTAAACCCTAAAAAACTAAGAATTAAAATTATTATAATCCATGTTGTAATGCTAATATTCTTAATGCTATCAAAAAATCCTGAACTGTCGGTCGTAGTTGTTGGACTTACACTTGATTGTAATATTGAACCAGATATATTATTCGAATTATCCATTATAATAAAATATATATATTAATTTTTTATTATAAATGCGCATTTTCACTTTTTTTCACATAGTTATTTGAATGTTAACAAATATAAAAATTGATTCATATCGCCTAAAATAGTATCGCGAATATTGTATAAATCAGTATTAGACATTGTTTTCATTACTTTATTATCGTCTAATCCTACCAAATATGTTTTGAATTTTTCAACCTCATGTTTTAATGCTTCTTGAGAAGATAAGTCTAATAATTTAATCGACTTATTTTTCATTAAATCTATTCTTAAACCAGACTTACCAAGAAGCACTTCAATAAAGCTATCCATATTTGCGTTTAATTTTGTGTATAAGTCATCTGTAGCTTTATGAGTAGCATAACTTGTAGTCTTCCAATGAAATAATTTAATCATTAAAAGCATTTCTAAAAACATAACGGTAACCTCTTTTTCAAAGGTTTGTAAGGAATTATTTGAAGCAATTTTTCTACGTGTAGTTCCCCCTCTCTTTTTTCTATATGTTTTAGACATAATATATAATATTTAAATATAATATTTTAAGTTCTGGGTATAAAATTTTCTCCAAATGTATTCATCATTTCTAACTTTTCAATAGTTTTTTCTAAATTAGAAGATTTCATATTTTTAAACAAGTAATCGGTCCCAGGAGACTCTTCATTTTTTTTAATTTGTTTATAAATTAAATCTATTTTTTTTAAAACATTTGTAATTATTTCTTGTTGAGATTTACGCATTATTTCTTCGTCAATAGTTATATTTTCACACAATAATGAAACAGCAAAATATAATATATATTTTCTTTTTTTAGAAGTTCCTGATGTGTATTTTAATGTAAATAAATTTAACAACGAATCTATTATCTTTTTAATAATTTTTGTCCTTTTTGAAGCTTCTTTTAAAAATAAATCCCATACAATCCAAATGATATCCATTTGGCTTTTAGTATCAACTGGAATGAAATTTCTTCTTTCGCATCTAATTTTTTCTTTTTTATTTTTACACAATGTTTCAAATTCCATTATCCATTCAATCCAATAACAAGCATTTATTATATTTTTACCATCCTGAGAGATATTATAAGCAAATTCATTAATTGCTATGAATAATTCCTTTGGGTCTTCTTTTAAAAATACCTCTTCCGCATACTTTATGTCAGGAGCTTTAAACCTATCAGTCATTTGAGTCATATCAAAATCTTCTTTTTTAATTTTAATATTGTCAAAACTATGTTTCCTTTTAGCGTCACATAAAACACACATTATCTCACAAAATAAACGTCTAATTTTATCACTGTTTCTCATTCTTAACTCATTATCTGTGTAACCATTATTAATTATATCTTTAAAATTTGTTATTCTTAATTCAAGATATATGGCTATTTTAGGATTGCCTAAATGAATATATTTACTATAAAAAAATAATATTATCTCCCATATATCACTATAATGACCAGCACATATCAATTCAGCACTCCAATAACATGCTGGTTCTATTTTAGAATTGATTAAACTATTTAGCAGTTCTTTTCTAACATCGGTTTTTTTAAATTTTGAAAATGAAATGCCTTTAAAATCACTTGGACCTCTAATATCATTAATTTCTTTATCAGACATATATTAAAAAATTATACAAAAAAAATAACAACAATACATATAGATGAAATCCATTAAAACCATAACAAATATTTACAATAAAATGTCTAATTTTGGTAAAATCCTTTTATTCATCGGGTTGTTATTAATGTTGATTGTATTTTTCAAATCAGCAAAATCGAATAAAAGAAAAGAAGGGTTTGTACAACATGATAAATTTTTATTTAAAAAAGGAGAAAGTGTATATGACGATTTCTACTCTAGCATTTACGATTATTTAGTCTTTAACTCTGTCAAAAATGATTTTGAAATTGGTTCTATTATAAACACTACCAATCCAGATACAACAAGTGTTATTGTGGATATTGGATGTGGAACAGGTCATCATGTAGCAAAACTCGCTGAAACAGATTTAAATGTATTGGGCATTGATATTTCTCCATCAATGATTAATCATGCTAAAGAAAACTATCCTGGGTTAAATTTTAGAGTAGGTAACGCATTAGATTCTCATATATTAAAATATAACACTGTAACACATATACTTTGTTTATATTTTACAATTTATTATTTCAAAAACAAAAGGCAATTTTTTGATAATTGTATGGATTGGTTAATGCCTGGAGGTTACTTAATTGTACATCTGGTTGATAGAGAAAAATTTGACCCTATTTTGCCTCCTGGAAATCCATTATACATTGTCTCTCCTCAAAAATATGCCAAAGAGAGAATTACTAAAACAAAGGTCACCTTTAATGAGTTTGTGTATAATTCTAATTTCAATTTTGATAAAGATTCTAATATTGCTACATTTGATGAGAAATTTAAGTTTAAAGATGGAAATGTTCGTAAGCAACAACAAGAATTGTATATGGAAGATACCTCTGATATTGTAAATATTGCGCAAGAATGTGGGTTTATCCTTGAAGGTAAAATAAATCTTGTAAAGTGCGCTTATGAAAATCAATATTTATATGTATTTGTAAAACCATCTTAAATCGTGTTACATTTTATTTTGGGGGTTTAATGAGAAAAGATGTAAACGACCAAAGATAAATATGTAATTGATTAAAAAATTTGAAACAATATAAATATTTAAATATATTATATAACAGATGAATCCTAACCCAAATGAATATACTGTTGATGTTTTAATTGAAATTTCAAAAAATAGTCATATCAAATATGAATACGATAAAGAAAAAAACTCACTAATATGTGATAGAATATTACATACGCCATTCAAATATTTTTTTAATTATGGATTTATCCCAAACACATTAAGTCTTGATGGTGACCCGATAGATGTAGTTGTTCTAATGGATGATGAATTGTTGCCAGCATCTTATATTAAATGTAAATTTATCGGTGTTTTAGAGACATCAGATGAATCAGGCATAGACCCAAAAATTATCATGTGTCCATCATTTAAAATTGACCCAACCTATTCTTTGATTAATGATATTTCTGACGTATCTTCTATCACTAAAAATAAAATACACTACTTTTTTTCGCATTACAAGGACCTAGAAAATAAACAAGTTACAATCGGAGATTTTAAAAATAAAGACGAAGCAATTCAACTATATGAAGAAAGTATTAAAAGATTTCATGACCAAACCAACCATTCTAACAAGATAACAAATTACTTCAAAAAATTATGAGTTATTAACACAAAATAATAAAGTTTTTAAATAATATGATTGAATATTTATCATACATATTATTTTTTGGTATTATGATTGCCTTTATGGTATATATATATATTAGATTAAAATATGGGTTCTGGGTATGCCAGCCTGTCTTTCATGTATATGATATTTGGTACATGATTCATCCACCAGGGATAATAAATCATTATTTGCCATTAAAAAACAAATACACTAATTTCAAAAATATAGAGACCAGCGTTTATTCAGAAATCTCCGATATAAAGCTTAAACGGTTTATTAATTTAATAAAATTAAATTACTTAAAAAACAAGAGCAACATTTTCTCTCCTCAATTAGAAAACATAACTCCCTATTTTCATGGACATAACGCAAAATCATTCATTACTTTTTATAATGAAGATAATCTTATGATGGACTTAAAAAAAGGCACTACCATATCGGACCCGAAAATAATAGGCGCGACGACTTCAAGACCACTACATATTTCGATTAACAATGGCGATAAAGATGCTGTATTTGACGCATATTATGTTGACTATTTATGCGTAGATAAAATATTCAGAAAAAAGGGAATTGCTCCACAAATTATACAAACACATCATTATAACCAAAGTCACCTTAATAAAAATATTGTTGTTTCACTATTCAAGAGAGAAAATGAACTGACTGGCATAGTTCCGTTATGTGTTTATTCTACGTATGGATTTCCACTTGATAAATGGACAAAACCTAATGACCTTGATGCTGTTTATAAATTATTAGAAATAAATTCAACAAATTTTCATTTTTTATATGATTTTATAAATAAAAGTAGAACAAAATTTGACATTGTTATAAATACCGAGGTTTCAAATATTATTGAACTTATAAACACCAAGAATATTTTTGTTTATGTTGTTATTGTAGACGATGAAATTATTTGTGCGTATTTTTTTAGAAAAACGTGCGTTCAAATTGAAAAAAATATGGAGGTTCTTACCTGCTTCGCATCTATAAACAATACAGATGAAAATATTTTTATACAAGGATTCAAAATAAGTTTTTGGAAAATAGCATATGAAAATTACTTTGGGTTTTCAGGAATTGAAAACATTTCACATAATAATATTATTATTAATAATTTACTTTTAAAAACAAAACCTTTGGTAATTAATCCAGCTGCTTATTTTTTTTATAACTTTGCTTATCCTACATTTCAAGCTGAAAAAGTATTGATTATTAATTAAATATTTATTATACTATAATTTTTATTTTTCTGGTTCTTTTTCATCTGACGGTGATGACAGTTCACACTCTTGACAAATTTTTCCTAGTTCAATATACCTATTTCGTTGTTCTTTTCCAAGAGTCTTACACTTTCTAATCAGTCTGTTCGTTAGATTTAAATTTTCCATATCATTTTTAACTTCTTGCGGAGGCAAAAAAACTTGCGGACCGTTTTCAAGCAAAAAAATCTGGTTTTTTTTGTTATAAAATAAAATAGGGTTTTCATCTTCATCTAATTCGATGATTCCACACGTACAATAATCAATATGCTCTACTTCGTCACGTTTCTTACATCTTACATCTATAACATCTACATCATTAATATACTCATTGAAAAACTCATGTGCTTGTTCTTTGTCATTAAACAAGAATATTTTAGGCGGATTTATGGTAATAGACGTTAATCTTAATTTTGAGGCTTCATCTTCATAAAATTGGAAATCATAACAACCTTCGTGCTTATTATGAACTATGATATATTTAATCATTCTATATTACATTTATATATCACATTTGGTTTAAATAGTTTATATATAATTTATTATTTTAACTTTATAATTAGACATATCTTTCTATACAATTTCTTCTGTATTTGTTATGATTAAGCTTTCTATATTTAACGCACATATTTGCCTACACGCGCGAAAGAATCTACTACAAAAATTATAAATATTCCTAAAAATGAATATAAAACTACTTCTTCTGTTACATTATTTGTTTTCTCATCTTGTTGTTCTTCTAATAAGTTTATCATGTAGTTTAGCTTCTGTAATAAAACATCGCTGCCATTATTTTGTTGTTCTTGCGTTACATTATAATATGTTCGGTTTATGGGATTTGTATTTAGATTTGTATTTGGAGAATAACCTGGTATTACTTTCTTATAATATTCTTCCGCACTTTTATTGTCACCATAATTACTGTAATCATTCAAATCTAAATTGTCACTTCCCTCATAATTTGGTTGAGGAGCTCTTCCTAATGTTCTAAACATTATGTCATTATTTTGATTGGACATGTTCATCATTTGTTCAGTTGCGATTGTTTTATTTACTCCTGACGATTGTGGATTTGGAGGCGGGTTGAAATCTCCTAGACTATCTTTTTCATCATCATCAATTCTTGAATTGTTGTGAATTTTTTCCAAAACAGAATTCACTTTTTCTGTGTCAAAGTTCTCTTTAGCATATCTTTTTTGTGTTTTATTGTGTGTTTGACGTTTTTTATTTATTAAATTATCACTATCATTTGTCATTGATTCTATATTATCATTAAATGGAGCCGCAAACATTGCTAAAGACATTCTTATTAAAAATTTAGATAATAATTTGTTAAACAGACTGAAATACAAAATTATACTTTTTAAAAAATAAATTATATAAGAATATTTATATAAATGAACTTTAAACTTGTCAGTAAAAATAATATTGGAGGTGCTGCAGCATTAATATTGGTTATATTATTAACACACGGTAAGGTATTTAATTTTCTATTAGATACCGCTTTAGGAAGAACTATCCTAATAACTTTTATATTAGCAATTGCTTATACTAGTAAATTTTTAGGTGCTGCGGCTGTTTTATTTATTATTATATTATTCAGTCAAAGTGACATTGGATATTTAGAAGGGTTTACTCAACCTTCGCATACAGTAGCACCTCCTCTTAGCCAAAAAAAAGAAATACACAAAAATAAAGATATGAATAACAAAAAACCTGCTTCTATTGAAGGATTTGATATAATTGGAACTGAAAATAATATTAAGAGGGGAAAACAGTCTAACACGATTCCTGTATCTAATTTTATGCGCTCATCGACAAATGTTGAGCCTCATGATGGTGGTTCTGAAGTCTATTCTAAATTTTAAATCTTTTTAAATTCTTTTTTAAATATATAATATGAAATACTTATTTTATTATATATTTTTTATAATAATTGTTTTTATATTCGCATATGTTAATTCAAGGACACCTCCAAAAGAAGAGGCATTTACACCAAAAATGCGTGAATTGTATAGACCTTATATAAGAAACGTAAAACATATATCCGAAGGGTTTTATAACAGTCAAAAACAAAATGTAAGTAATCTTTTTAGAAAATTTGGGATAATGTAAGACTTTTGTAAAAAAATTTATAATATGTTATTTTAATATATAATGAATAAAAATGATGGTAATAATAAAACACAAGAAAATCAACTAGGAGGACAAAATACTATATTTACTCCTTTGTTGAATGGTGTTAGTTATATTAATAGCCATGTTATGTATTTAAACAATAGCAAATTTTTTGCTGGAATTATAATGATACTTCTTAACGTTGGGTCTAAATTTATTGCTATTCAATTTAGCAAATCAAGTGAAGAATATATGAAATATACAGTTAGCAAGCAATTATTAGTATTTGCTATGGCTTGGATGGGTACTCGTGACATTTACACTGCTCTTGGTTTAACGGCTATTTTTACTATTTTATCTGAATATTTATTTAATGAAGAAAGCACATTGTGTATTGTCCCGCCTCAATATAGAGTTCTTGACAAATTATTGGATACAAACGACGACGGAATTGTTAATGAAACTGAAATATCAGCAGCCATTTCTGTTTTAGAAAAAGCTAAAAGAGAGAAACAACGAAAAGCTCAAAAAGAAGCGTTTTCTAAATTTGATTTTCATAAATACGAATACGATAAATAAATATTATATGCTTTACAATGTAATATTTATTTTTATATCTTAAATGTGTGTGTTTTTATTATTTGATTTGGTTTTATTGTTTTTACCTCCTTTGCGTTTGCGTGTTTTATTTGACGATTCATATACTGGCGGTATTACATATGGTTTCCCCATAAATTCCGAATATGCTTTTCTTACGGCGTTCCATTTTTGCCTACATTGTATGTTACTCATCTCTTCTGGTGGTATGCTAGTTCCAGGATGTAACTCCATATCAACTGTTATATAATAAGCTATTTGGGAAGAATCTTTTTTATGTTCTTTTTTTACCATTGTTTGTGCTCTATATTGTGGAGGGTAACCATATTGTGGAGGGTAACCATATTGTGGAGGGTAACCATATTGTGGAGGGTAACCATATTGTGGAGGGTAACCATACTGCGGTGGATAACCATATTGCGGTGGATAACCATATTGCGGTGGATATCTAGCTCCACCATCTTGGGTTTTAACTGAATCTGTTATTGTATTTGGGAAAAACAAATTGAACAGTTTTAAAAATAATGGATTTTGATTTATACTTAAAAATTTATTTAAACTTTTTTCCATAGCATCCATTATTTCTGGCAAAAAAGAAAACATTTGTTTCACTTCATCACTTTGAGTGTAATAATAACTTCCAAAAATAATAAGTAAAATATATAATGGCGGCATTATTAAATTATTGTCCCTATTAAAGAGGGTAACCTTTTTTGGTATGGGTTTTGATAATTCACCTTGTTTTACTTTTCTAATATTATAATTAAACGTAATTAGTTCATAATGACCTGAATCAAAAAATAAAAACATATACTTTTTCCAATCATTATACGTATCTTTTTTAAAATTAGCAAACGGTATTTTTAAAATATATTTATCATCTACTTGATTATTTTTACTTTTTTCAATTGGTATAACGTTTATTTGTAGTTGTGAAGATAAAGCATATATAGCTATTTCATTAGCCCAATAATCAGGACTTAATATATATTGTTCTACTTTATTGCGCTGTATTATAGTAAAAGGACTATAATAATCGTCTATGTCAATAGGTATTGATTTTACTCTATTTACTAAAAAGTTATCATTATTTGAATCAATATACACACTGTTTGCTATATTCAAATATTGTTCTGGTGTTATATTATCATTGGGTATAGTTTGACGTAATGTTTCTTCTATTGCCTTTACTTGCTGTTCAAAAACATTATTCATATTTGTAACATTTACTAACGCGGCTGAGTTATATTGTTCCCATACATCTTGATTTTCTGGTGAAAGCATAAACCTTGCGACCAACGACCTTAAATATTTTTTAGTGAATATATTCCCATTTTTACCATATATACCGCTAACCACTTTGTCTAATGGGTTTCTATAATTGTGGTAATTTATGGCATCTGCTACTGCTATAAAAAAACAATCACCTCTTCCTTCGTTATGATATACATTCAATCCTTTAACTGTTTCTTTGTATGCTTTGTCGCTTAAATTTACATTGCTTTCTTTTACGTCTATACTGGTAGTTTGAAGTAAAATATTGCGTATTATATTTTTATTATTATTATTCATATTCTGATAAATTGTATTTAAAAGTGTATAGTAATTTCTATCATTAAAAAAAGTTTTTAAAAATTTCGTTGATTTGTTAGATGGTGTTAGGGTTACTTCTGGAGAAGGGTCTTCGTTTTCAATTACTTCCGCCTCTTGCAGGGGATTATTTTCTATTAAGGGTAATGGGCGTGAAGGAACTAATGCTTCTTGAGATGTAATTGCTTTTCTTTGCTCTTGTGTTGGAGCTGGCAACTGCGGTGTTATTGGTTTGGTTACTGTTTGTGATGGAGACGGAGTTGGAGTTGGAGTTTGAGGTGTTGCGGTTGGAATTGCTGTTTTTGCTACAGGACGTACCAATGGTGTCATTTCTACTGAAGCAGCACGTGGCTTAACTCCTTTAGCTGTAACATTTATACCTGACGCTAGGTTATTTTTTGGACCATCGTAATTTGGACCATAAACCAAACTACTAGGAAGCTTTTCCAACTGATTTTCACCACTTATTATCTCTTCCCCAACAACCGTTCTATACAAATATGGGTCTGAAATTTTACTACTATCTAATTGTGGTGGTTTTTGTTTTGTATCTATGTTCCAATCACCTTTAGACCACTGAACATCAACTATTACATATGGTTTTTTATTAATATATAAAATACTATTAGGTGGAAATATACTATCCAAAACAATTTTAATATTATTATCTATGTAACCATCATGTGTTGCTTGTTCTAAACTTTTTGATGATGGAGCGTTCGTAAAATTAATTAATGATTGAAATAAACCCATATTGAAGAACTGTTTTTTTCTTAATTTTTCTGGAACTTTATTAACTGTATCCTGTTTTAATTTAATCATAGGATTGAATCTTATAGTTTGGTCATCTTTACTTATATCTTGAATTGTCATATTAGGGTTATATATTAGTGTCTGGTATCCTGGCACACTGGTATTTATCTTAATTTTTAATTCATTTGGAATAGTAGTCATACTTATAATAATATATTATTTTCTTTTTTATTATATTATTTTATTATAAGATGACACACCATAAAACCCAAAAACATCATTTTTCACAAAAATTATTAAAATATTCTAACCCTAGAACAGCCCAACATATGGCATACAAATATTTAGGTAAAACAGCCAAATTATATCCTTCTAATAATCCGCAAAAAAAATATAAAATTTTTGACTCTAAAAATAACAAATGGATTAATTTTGGACAGATTGGTTATGAAGACTTTACTAAACATAAGGACAAAAAAAGGAGAAAAAATTATCTTACACGAACTAAATATATGCGTGGCAATTGGAAAAACAACCGTTATTCAGCAAATAATCTTAGTAGGAATATATTATGGTAAAAAATTATATTATATTACACCTTTTCTCATTTAAAACGCCCATTATAGACGCTAAAAAATAAGAAAAAATGTAAAATCAATAGTAGGAATTTCACCTACGATGGTCTTACTTTTTCATCTTCCGTGTTTTTACTTGAAGATGTGAAAGACGAAATGTGGAAACATAATGGTCGTTCTTGTTTCTCTATCCAACAACTCGTTAATTTCATTATGTTTATGGAAGAGTTTGCATCTCTTGTTCTAAATACGATTTTTTTGTTTTCGCAACTCACGCAGTTAGTTCTACTTGTATTTTATTATCATTATTAAGACCATTATTTTCAGTTGGTTTTATTTTACCCCCCCCCCCACCAATTTTTAAACATTTTGTTTAAATAATTAAAAAATCTAAATAGCATCAACATTATTATAAAATATATTATCATTTTAAATCATTTTTTATATCAAATAATTATATATGCCTCATCATAAAAGCAGTGATTATAAAGAAACAGCAGTGCAATATTATTTAGTGGAGGATAAATCACAAGAAGAAATTTGTAAAATATTCAACTGTTCCAGACGAAGTTTGATGCGTTGGGTAGAAAAATACAAAACAGATGGGAAAATTACTGGTTATGAAAGAACACCAAAAGCGTATAAGGTGCATAAAGAACATGTAGATTTTTTATTACAAGAAATTAAGAAAAACAAAACGATCACGATTGAAGATTTATTATATTTATTGAAAAATAAATATCCTAATTTGGATTTGAATAAATCACATATAAATCGTATTATTCACGATAATAATATTACTTTGAAAATGACGAGAATAAGACACGAACCAGTAAAGCGTTTTGGTAAGGATATTGATATAAATAAAAGTATAAAAGAATTTTATGATGAAGTCAAAAAATACAAAATAGAGGATATTATTTGTATAGACGAAACAAGTGTAAAATCATTACAAAAAAGAAACCATTGTTATAGTGAAAAAGGGAAACGATGTGTAATAAAAACACAATCGCAAGAAGTATTCAAAAAATACACTGGAATATTTGCTATTTCGGTAAATGGTGTAGTTGGTTGGGATTTATATGAAAAAAGTGGAATAAATGCTGATAGAATGGTAGAGTTTTTAGAAGCAAATATAACAAATAAATTCAAGAATAAATTAATTATATTAGACAATGCGAGTAGTCATAGAAATTCAAAGGTGAAAGAAGTAATAAACAAAGATAATCATTTATTATATGCTGTTCCATATCAACATTTTACCAATTCCATAGAAAATTATTTTAGTATGTTGAAATCACGATTACAAAAGTTAGACGGATTAACACATGCAGAATTGAAAGAAAATATAACTAAAACTATAAGGAATATACCAAAAGAAAAATACAGAAACATAATTAAGGGTGCTTACGAAAGACCAGAAAAATATATATCCAAGAAAAACAATACACGAAAAATCAAGAAGAATTATTTATAGGCGATTTCATTTCATAACTTGTAAAAATGGGCGTTTTAAATGAGAAAAGGTGTAAAAAATATATTTTAATATATTAAGATAATGTCACAAGAAAACAATAATATGGAAATAGAGGAACAACCTATTGAAAACCCAATTGTTACAAAGGAAGAGCCTACTGAAGAATCAACCCAAATTATCACTCTTACCACAAAAAAAGAACCACAATTTCAAGAATCATTGGCATTATTGGCACGTTCAGATGCTCACCACGATTTACCTATTTTAACAGGAGCTTTTAATAATAACCCCAACGGTTTAACATCATTTAATAGTGGCATCCCTGTTCCTGCTAAATCGTATTATCACGAAGGAGATGCGTTAGCTTCTGTTATAACTGGTTTGCCAGATTCTAATAAAGAAACCAAAATGCTTGATATTTTTTACAATGTCCCAAACAAAACAAATGATTCTTCTCCAACAGAAAGTATTATTACCGTTGGATATAACAACAAAACATTATTTAATTATGGTGTTGTTAAATTTGTTATTGAAAGCAGCACAAATAAAGATTTTAAAAATCCAAACACTGGTTTAAAAGAACCCTTAACACCTTGTAGAGAGAACATTGGTAAAACATTTTGCGAAAATACTAAACTATGTGGTGATGGCGTAAATGCTGCTATTATTGTTGATTTTAATCAACATGGATTTATATCAAAATTAAAAAATGGAGAAAGCAGTAATTACAATATTCATTATTTAATGACACCTGAGGTAGTAAATGACCCAGCAGGCAAAACAACTGTCAATGATAAAAATGTTTTTACAAATGGTCCTGGGAAAGGAGTTAATATGTTTTCTTATGTTCAAACAAATATCAGTAATACACCATATACTTCATTTAACGAAGATGACCCTACTACTAGCAATAATTTTTTCTCAAATTATAATTTTAATCTATCACCAATAAAACAAATTTACACTAAACAAAAAGCTGAAAAACTAATTACTACTTTAGATATAAACTATACTTTGCCTAATGGACAGCCATTAACAGATACTATTGAAGATAGCAAAGGCGAAAATAGTATCTCAACTGTATTAGGTTACATTAAAAAAATATTAGACAAAATGAAAACAAATTCTAGAGACAATTCATTAAATTTTAATTTTAATTCTAAATGCCAACAAAAAAGAGGAGGCGATTGGTTTCAAGTATTATCTTGTTTAGACATTAAAACTCGTGAATTCACACAAATTTTGCCAGAACGTGGAACTTCCAAACCTTTGCCCAATATGCCTGTTTATTTTGTTTCACATGACAGAATAGCGGTTGCTTATGCGTTGTTAAATGGCGCAAATGTAATCTATCTTGATTATTATGGAAACGTATTTGTTTTTAAAAATAAAGCAGATAAATTGTTAAAGGGAAGCGGTAAAGACATTGAAGAAATATTATTTAATGGTATTAAAGAAAAACCTGACTTTTATTTAGATAATCTTATTGAAAGTTCGAAAAATTATCAAACACTTCGGCAAATGGTTATTAAAAATCAATTGATTGATGAGTTTATTACAAATTGTAATAATATTAAAACTACTATTTCCAGTATAAATAATACGAATTATTACTTAACAATAGAAGAAAGTATTAAATTACTTTTTAAACAGGCTATCGGATTGTTTTTTGTTAAAACAAATTTTATTGATATCTCAAAAGAAATTGAGTTTATTCAAACAAATAAAACAACACTAGAAGGCGAATACAGTGCCGACAAAAAAAGCATTATTAGCAATTTAATGAAATGTATTTCAACTCTTAAATTTATACAGGATAAATTTGGAAAGATAGCATCAGGGCAAATTGATAATACATATACTGGAATTGTAAATAATTGGTTACCTATAAATTTATCTAAACTTGATGTTTATAGAGCGGTGAATAATTTGTTTTCTGGAACTGGAACAGATGACGAAAAAAAAGTAAAGTTTGATGTCAGACTTTTAAATTTTGGCAATGATACAGATAAAAGAATTTCAGACAGATTTATATTTTTACCTTTTATTCAAACATTAGGAAACATTGAAGTCGTTAATCCAGATACTACAACCGTAACAGGAGGAATAGATAATATAATTGAAGTAATGAATATATTAATAAGTAAAACAAAAGATTACGATGCTTATTTAACACAAAAAAATGTTTCAACCAGTTTTTTTTCTAGATTGAGCAGAAGTGGTAATTTATCAGGAGAACAAATTAATTTTAATAAAGTAGCTAATTTTATTTATGAAGCTATCGTTTTATTAAATAATATAGAAACTACTACAACCGTAATAGATTACAATGAAATTAAAAATTTAGCTTTTATTTCCGAGAGCACTGATAGTATCGTTGTTTCTGAAGACATTTATGAAATAGCATTATTAAGAGACGACGGGAAGAATACAAATGATACTAGTGATACGAATGATACACCTCCATCAACCGTAACTGTGGGAGGTGGGTATGATTATTATTTTGACCAAGGCTCAAAAAAAGAGTCTATTATATGTGATGTTAGCATAAAACAAATTACATGGCCATTGTTAAATAGTATTATCTTAACCGATAATAGCAAGTGCGTCAGGTCAGTTATTAATAATTTTAAGAGTTATTTTCCTAGAATTACAAATGACAATGGAGAGCTATTAACTCAATTATCTGAAATTTTACAGGAATTAAGTAGTAATACATCCAGTTCAGCTAAACGTTCTAGAGATATAGATGAATCTGAAGAACGAAACGTCCAACCCAGCTTTGGCGGAGATGGTAACAGTGTGACTCAACCATTATTACAAGATTTTAATTTTGGTTATCATCCATTGTTACCTATTTATATGATATTATCCCCTTATTGGTATCAACTTGGACCAAAATTCCAAAGCAATAGTTTTTACAATACCTATTTTACATATTACAATATTCTTGAAAAAATGGAAGATGTTATTACATCTACATATTTAAGTGACCCATCTAATATATACAATATTATTTCTGGTTATTTTATTGGTTTCGCACTAAAAACATTTTTCTTCACATCAAATACAAATGAAAAACAAAGTCAAAAATTATTAGAAGTATTAGAAATTGATGAAGATGAGTATTATATGATTTCGTCAAAGAATGCTATGTTTTCTAATTTAATAAATGGAGATATTGTTTTGACAGATGAAGAGACAACATTTGGAATAACATTAATAGAATCGGATTTATTTAAAAACTTCATAAATGAAGTGGATATTAAAAGCATTCTACAGCAGGGCACCGACACTGAAAATATTCCAGAATACAATGTGTTACAAGATAAGGTTTATAATATGTTATCCAAAATTTCTATAAAAATGAATATAGATAGGGATACTCCTCAAAATAATATCAACAAATCCACTTTAACTATCGCTTCTACTATTGCTCCTACTACTGAAGAACAAGAACAAGAACCCTCTACATTAATGAAGGGGAAAGATTTAGCTATGGGAGTCCAGCGCAAATTTCCTTCTCTGACACGTCAATTGCCATCTCTAACACGCCCATCTAGATTTTCAACGTATGGAGTAAATCGTGCTCAAGGAGGCAAATTAAAATCGAAAAAATACAAAATGAAAAAGAATAAAATAACAAGAAAACCAAAATTAAAGAAGAAGAATAAAACAAGGAAGAATAAAAAGGTTCATAGAAGAACAATAAAGCGTTAAATATTGTCTAATATTTTTTGCGTATTTTTATCATTATTTTCCATTATGGTTTCAAGTGATTTAACATTATTTGATGCCATAGAATCATTTGTTAAAAATGATATTAAATCTAATACTACCTTAATTTTTTCTGATGACCATTGTTTATTCAATTCATCAATTATTTCTTTTGTATATAAACTTGTCATTGAATCTTTGTAAAATAAGGTTTCGTTATATGTTTGCTCTATATAATTTGTAATAATAGCATAATAGTAATTCAAACATAGACAAATAATCGAACAATTTTTGTATGTTTCAATTAATTTTTTGATACCATTTTGCGCACAACTAAATAGACTCTTAATTCTTGGTGTTTTTTGAATATTTTCTTTCGATAAAAATATCGAACAAGCTATTTGGATTGGGTTATACATGTATTGTAAGTCAGTCTTATTAGAATTATAAAAATAACGGCATGCTGCTTGAAATAATCCAGGTTCTTGAAAATATAATACATTATTTTGGATTAAGATTTTGGTTCCAACTGGTTTGTTGCCCAATATTGCTAATTTTATGATTACTGATAAAGGGTCCAATAAAAATAATTTAATGTTTATTTTTTGATTATTTTCTGGTAAATTCGTAGAATTCATATTATACTTACTAATAATAAGATAAAAATGTTTATATTATTATTATTTCTGTTTTATATTTTTCTTTTATTTTTTGATGGTTGCCATAAATTCAGCTGATAAATCTTCTGGTATATTATCAAAACATACTAATTGTTGGTTTAGTTTATATTGTTTGTAATGTTCTGGGTTGTCTAGTATTTTTTTTTTAAAGAATTCTGGGTCTTCAATACACTTTTGTGCTGTCTTTGGTCCGCATTTTGGAAATGCTGATGGGATATTGTCGCTTGTATCTCCCATAATAATTTTAATTTCTAAGTCGTGCTTTGGATTACCTGTGGAGCTTTTGTTGTCTGCTATATTTTTAAAGGCTAAATTATATAAATCTACATTATGAGCATTCAATTGTAAATAATCACGGTCGCTTGTTATGATGTAAATATGGCAATTTGGGTATTTTTCTACCAAATATTTTACTGATAGAGCAATACAATCATCTGCTTCCAACTTTGGATGTTTTAAAATAGCCTTTGCGCCACCTTGTTGGAATAGGTTTTCTTCATATACCATTTTAAAGAATGGACCACCCATAAAGCCATCATATTCTCTATTTGCTTTGTATTTTGGGAACAAATCATTTCTCCATATATTTTCTCTCTTACAGTCTTTTCCGACAATCAAAATTGGTTTTGTATTTTTATCCAATTTCAAATTTTTTGGCAATTTTTGTAATCCTTCTACAAAAGTTTTTTTAAACTTTGCTACAAAATCTTCATTCTTATATGGGTCTTCTAAAGGCTCGTCTGGGTTAGCAATTCGCCACCAGTTAGTAATAGCAAAGTATCTATAAAAACAGAAATAGCTACCATCTACAAATATAAAGGTTGGATTCATTGTATCGTTATCTTGTTCAAATATGTTTTCCATTTATGTATTCAAAATTAGTATTTAATAAGTTTCAATTTTATTATATTATTTACGCATGTATAATATCATTTTCTTCCTCCAAGTAAAATTAAATATATATATTCCCAAAGTAACTTAAAGACCGAAGGGTCGGGAAGGAATTATTTTTCCCCAAAAGTATTTTAGGTTTTCAATTTTGGACATTTATAAATGTCCATTTTTCAAAAGTGCTTACATTTTGGGGAAAAAAGGAAGCCGTCACTGCATATTTGAAAATTACCGTCTGGCAATCAAAAATATTTTTTATAGTTTGTTACCATAAATTTTTATTTATTTTTTGTAAAAGCACTTAAACTTATTTTCTGTGGCTATTTTATGGCAACGGATGGCAACGAAATTAAGCAATTTTTAAGCAATAAATATTACTGTAAATTTTGTGACTATGGAACGTGTAGGAAAAGCAATATGGACAACCATTGTAACAGTAACAAACACATAATGGCAACAGATGGACACACAATTAAGCAAAATTTAAGCAACCAATATGTTTGCGAAAATTGCAATAAAATTTATAAAGATAGAACTGGATTATGGAAACACAATAAAAAATGTAATAAGCAAATTATTCCTACTATGCTCTAAAAACTCAATTAATCTATCTGTATTTATTCCACCTTTTTCATACAAATCCCAATTTACAACACCATTAACAGAAATAGCAAATACACCAGTATATTTTTTGAATACTTCTTGCGATTGTGTTTTTATTACACAACGCTTTCCTCTATTACTATAACAATGGTTTCGTTTTTGTAATGATTTTATACTTGTTTCATCAATACAAATAATATCCTCTATTTTGTATTTTTTCACTTCATCATAAAACTCTTTTATTTTGGAATTAATATTTATATCTTTCCCAAATCGTTTTACTGGTTCGTGTCTAATTCTTGTAAGTTTCAAAGTTATATTATTATCATTAATTACTCTAAAAATCTGTGTTGTAGATAAATTAGCATCTTTGTATTTGTCTTTAAGTTTTTGGTTTAACTCGTGTAATGTGATTGTTTTATTTTTATTTATTTCATCAACTAAAAACTTAACATATTCCTTTTTGACTTTATAAGCAACTGGTTTTCTGTAATGAATATTAACATTCCCTTCATTTTTGTATCTTTCAACCCAACGCATTAAACTTCTTGGAGTGCATTTGAATATTTTACAAACTTCTTCTTGTGTTTTATCTTCAACTAAATAATATTGAACTGCTTTTAATTTATAATCATTACTTTTATGAGAAGGCATATATATTATTGAATTATTTTTTCATAAAATTGATTTATATAAAAATTTGAAATGTAATACTTAAACAAATAAGTATTACATTATTATAAGAAATGAACGAAAAAGGTTCTGGGTGCTCTATTAATGGTAAAAAATATGAATTGGAAGTGTATAATGTAGTTAAAAAAAGTAAATTAAATGGAACTATATTTAATACACAAAATGAAGATGAATTGGGTGGGTGTAGTTCTAAAAACGATATTGAATGTAATATGACATCAATAAGGGATATATCAATTGAAATAAAAAAATCAAAAACTCCTGATTGGATGCAATGCTCCTTAAAATATGACAATGCGAGCAAAAAATGGATAGGAAGTTCAAAAAATAAAATACCAGAAGCTTCAAAAAAAGTGTTTGAAGACCTTATTTCAACAATTACGTTATTTAATGGAAATATACCTCCTTTTATGTTAAAAGATATAACACACGAAGAATGGATAAAGATAAAAAATGAAACAACCGATTTTAACGATACGTATATTGATTGTCCGAGCGATACTATAATGAAATTATATAGTGAAAAAGGATGTTCATATATACAGATATCTGAAAAGGGACTATATCATTTAGGTAATGATATATGCGAGTTTAAAGTTCCTGTCTTTATATGCGACCAGCGATTAAGAGTAAGAACTAAAATACATGAAAGGAAAAATAAAAAAGGATTTTGTAAATTGTCTGTTACAATTGCTTGCCAACCCAAAAATATTAATAATTTAGTAAATAGTAAATATAGTTTGGATAATCAAATGACATTACCAAATAATTTAGTTTATGGCGATAGTTAAATTATTTTGAAATAATAATAATTTCTGATGATGTTTTAGATGTGTTCATTCCATAACTCCAATTTACATCTATTATTATATAATCTTTATACAGAGTTCTAATATAATCGCAATTATTATATGTAACAATCCAGTTTTTTTTTGTATTCAATACATCAAATAATAATTGATGATTAAATCCTTCGTGCATATCTCCATTATTTCCATATAACTTTGATTTGCTTTCTAAATAATATGGAGGGTCTAAAAATATTAACGTTTTGCTTGCAGTTAAATTAATTATAAAATCATAAAAATCGTTATTATATATTTCAATATGCGTAAAATCAAGGGCTTCTATTTTATTTATTGATGATGGAGTAAATCTTTTGCTACTGGCTTCTTCTGAAAACCCACCTGACAATGTTGAACCACTAAACGAACATCTATTTATAATAAAATATTGAATTGATTGTTGTAATATATTATCGTTTAAATCCATAATTGTATTTCTATAAGATGTAAATTGTTCTTTTGAAACTAATTTTATTTTTCTCAACTCCTCACATAATATAGTTTTATTTACTTTCACTTGTTTCCAAAAATTATATAATGGAGTAAACTTATCATTTACTATTAACTTTAAACCATATTTATTCTGTAAATAAAACTCAAATGACCCTCCGCCAAAGAAAGGGGAAAGAATTGTGTCAAAACAAGTTATATCAAAATGCTGTAAAATAATATCATCAATAATTTTACACGCGCGCGTTTTTCCACCAGGATATCTAAGTGGTGATATATTAGTAGTATGAATAAATGGTGATGTATCAAGCAAAATATTATTTGAATTGTTGTTAATATTATCATTTTTTGAGTTAATTAATTTTATTATTTCATCTTTGCTTTTTGATTTACATTTAGTTATACCCAATTTATCACATTCAACTAAGAGTTCTTTTTTAGACAATTTGGATAATTCCATTTTAGGTGTATTGTTTGCAGTAATACTTTCAATATGATTTGAAATCAATTTTTTGTTTAATTCATTCAATTTTTCTTCTACTGCTTTATCTATTAGCTCCTTTATCTTGTCAGTTTGTATTTCACAAGGATTTTTACGAGTTAAGTGTTTATCATAGTGTGATTTTTGAGAAAAGGTTTTCGCACATTTTTCGCAACTATATTTACCCATTTTAGTTATATAGTATATACATATATATTTTATATTGTTTAACTAAAATTAACTAAAATAGTTATTCCTAATAATATCATAGACAAATAAATAATATTTTTAATGTAGAAAATCGGCGTTTGAAATGTAAAAAGGTGTAAATGAAACCTGTAAAGATGCTATGAATATTATGGATTTTGTTGAATCCATTCAGTTACAGCTTGCCGATTTAGAAAAAGTAGGAGAAATTGGTTATGTAGATGGTATTTCTAATATTATTGTGAAAAACCTAAAAGCGCTTGATGTAACTCAGAGACCCGTTCATTGCACTGATAAAAAGAGGGAAGTTCTATATGTAAAGGACGAAAATAAATGGGAAAAACAGGATGAAGACAATGTTAAATTGAGAAAGGTAATTAAAAAAGTTACAGATAAAAATATGAGATTAATTCCAAAATATAGAGAGAAATATCCTGATTGTAACAAAAGTATTTCAAGATATTCCGACCAATATAATAAAATCGTGGTAGAATCAATGGGTGGTTCTGGTGACAATGATTATGAAAAGGCAACCAAAATTATTAAAAATATTTCGAAACAAGTCATTGTAGAAAAGGAACAAGAATTGTAAATTATAATTACTTAGAACAACTTGTATAATAATATATAATGAAACTCAGATATTTATCAGATTTACATTTAGAATTCATTAAACCCAATAAAATAGAACAATTTATCAGACAAATACCATCAGGCATTCATGAAGTCTGTGTATTGGCAGGAGATGTAGGCAACCCATATCAAACTAATTATGATGTATTTATGAATTTTATAAGCAACAATTTCAAAAAAACATTTGTTATTTCAGGGAATCATGAATATTATAATAAAACAAAAACAATACAAGAAACGAATCGTTTTCTAAAAGAATATTTTTCAAAATTTAATAATATCAGTTTTTTGAATAATGAATGTGAAAAATACGACGGATTTTGCTTTATTGGAACTACATTATGGTCTAAAATTACAAATCCCGAATATGAAATAAATGATGTATATAATATTCCTAATTTTGATTATATTAAATATAATGGATTAAATATGCTAAGTGTTGATTTTTTAGAAGATGCTATAAACAATAATAAAAATTGTATTGTTATAACACATCATATACCATCCAGTTCTTTGATTGATGTTAAATATAAAACAAGCAAAATGCGTCCATACAACCAATGGTTTTATTATAATATGGATGACTTGATTAAAACAAAAGGAAGTAAAATAAAATGTTGGATTTATGGACACACCCATACACCTTCTAATGTTATAATAAATGGAATTCCATTTTTATGTAATCCTATTGGCTATCCCGATGAAAATAGTAAAATAGATTTTCAAACAAATATTACGATTGAGGATTGAAATCTAATAATATAATAATATGCCCAAAGGTATTTTACATCTTTTATCATGTAACATTTTTTGAGGTATACACAAATATATTTGCCCAATTAGAACAAATATAATTTATATTAAATTTACTTAAAACTAATATAATAGAAAATATATTTATGGAAAAAGATTATATTTCTGTTTATGAGTATGAAAAAAATGTAAATCCACATCTAACTAATATTCCTTTTTATGAAAAAGATATAGCCGATTGTGATTATGGAATTAATGTTGTAGATTTTTCAAATGTATTCAATACATCACATAAATCAACAACTCCAAATTTGTTGGCTTCATTCATAAAATTAGTAAGAAATGATATGATAGAACTTAATAATAGCCAACATATTATTGATTTTAATGCTACATCTCATTTGTTTTATATAATAAAAGGCAACTCTTCTATTCATATTGATGACAATGAAACGGTTGTTTATTCAGGCGACATTCTAATTACTCCTTGTTTTAATTCAGTAAAGATACAAAACGTAGGCGAAGAAGAATTACAAATTTATTATATAAATGATAGTCCATTAGTCAATTATCTTGGAAATAAAGCATATAAAAAAATATTCGAAACTGCTGTTTATAGACATGCGTTTTTGGTTCAAAAATTAAACGAATTATCAAATCCAAATAATAATAGAAAAGGTATTTTGTTAAGTAATAAAGATACAGACGCGTTAGGGATAAATACAATTACACCAGTATTATGGGCGTTGTATAATGAACTTCCACCTAAAACTATACAAAAACCACATAAACATAATTCAGTTGCTTTAGATTTATGTATAAAATGTAGTGACAATGAAAATATTTATACCTTAATAGGCGATGAATTGGATGAAAAAGGAAATATTATAAATCCAAAAAAAGTATATTGGAAGGAGGGGTCTATGTTTATCACTCCGCCTGGATTATGGCACTCTCATAATAATGTTGGAGATACGTATGCGCATATTCTTCCAATCCAGGATGCTGGATTACTTTTGTATCAACGAATTTTGGGAATAGTTTTACAAAAATAATATTATAAGATAATTTTAATATAATTATAAGATGATTTTAATATAATTATAAGATGATTTTAATATAAATATAAAATTTTATATTAAATATGCCAAAAACAGTAATTGATTATTCCAATACAATTATTTACAAGATAACATGCAAAGACCCGTCTATAAATGATGTATATGTTGGACACACTACAAATTTTGTTCAACGAAAACATGCTCACAAACAAAGCTGTATAAATGAAAAATCGACAAATTATAATTGTAAATTATATAAAACTATAAGGGTAAATGGCGGATGGGACAATTGGTTAATGGAAATAGTAGCATTTTATAAATGTTATGACCACTATGAAGCAAGAATGAAAGAACAAGAACATTTTATTTCATTAAACGCTACATTAAATAGCATAGAACCTTTTCCAAAACCAAAAGAAATGCCTTTACAAGAAAATATTACTGTATCAGAAGAAGGCAATTTAATGTGTATTAATAATGATACAAAAAAACATATTAATAAAATGGAAGACTTTGAAATTCCTCTCAAAAACCCTAATCGTTTTTTTTGCGAAACATGCGACTTTAAATGCTATATGAAATGCGACTGGGATAGACATATAAAAAGACCCAAACATTTTTCAAATATTGCAGGAAACAAAAAGGAATCAAAAAAACTTAACACTAACGATTGTTGTTGTGGAAAAAGTTTTTTGTCAAAATCAGGATTATGGAAGCATAAAAAAGGTTGTAATGATGAAATAACTGATAACCCTACAGATAAGGAAATTATTATGTTATTGATAAAAGAAAATTCAGAACTAAAAAATCTGGTATTGGATGTATTACAAAAAATACAACCAGTGAATAATATAAGTTAAAAATAATATATATTCCAAAAGTAACTTAAAGAATTTGGGCGGGAAGGAATTATTTTTTCCCAAAAGTATTTTAGGTTTTGAATTTTGGACATTTATAAATGTCCATTTTCCAAAAGTCCTTACACTTTGGGGAAAAAAGGAAGCCGCCACTGCATAATTGAAAATTACCGTCTGGTTACTGAAAAAATTTTTATAATTTTGTTACTGTAATTTTTTATTATTTTTTAAGAAAAAGTATTTAGGAACTTTTTTTGTTTCATTATATATATAAAATGAAACAAAATGAAACAACAAATGTTCAAAAAATGTTCGAACAATTTATTTGCGAAAAATGTAACTATTCAACCTGTAGAAAAAGTCAATATGATAGACATATAATGACACCAAAACATCAAAATGAAACAAATTTGAACCAAATGAAACAACAAAGTTCAGAAAAGAATCAAAAATACAAATGTGATTGTGGAAATATTTTTAACAGCCGAACTACATTATGGAGACATAAAAAAAATTGTAAAAACGGAGTGGAATATTATAATATTGCACAAGACACCGTAAATTTAAATAATGAGCCAACAGACAAAGACCTTATTATGTTACTGATAAAAGAAAACGCAGAAATGAAAAATATGATGATGGAAGTTATTAAAAATGGAACTAATAATAATTATACAACACATACAAATTCACACAACAAATCATTCAATTTACAATTCTTTTTAAATGAAACCTGTAAAGATGCGATGAATATTATGGATTTTGTCGAATCCATTCAATTACAACTTGCTGATTTGGAAAAGGTAGGAGAAATTGGTTATGTAGATGGCATTTCTAATATTATTGTAAAAAACCTTAAAGCACTTGACGTAACTCAGAGACCAGTTCATTGCACGGATAAAAAGAGAGAAGTTCTATATGTAAAGGACGAGGATAAATGGGAGAAACAGGATGAAGATAATCTTAAACTGAGAAAGGTAATTAAAAAAGTTACAGATAAAAATATGCGATTAATTCCAAAATACAAAGAGAAATATCCAGATTGTAACAAAAGCATTTCAAGACATTCAGACCAATATAATAAAATCGTGGTAGAATCAATGGGTGGCTCTGGCGACAATGATTACGAAAAGGCAACAAAAATAATAAAAAATATTTCGAAACAAGTCATTGTAGAAAAGGAACAAGAATTATAAATTACTTATAAATATATTAGAAGTGATTTATTTATGATTCATTATTAAATAGTTTTTGAAGATTTATCTTCCATTCTTCATCTAAATTTTGTATATGTTTATTTAATATATGTTGAACAGGCGTCCAACAATACTCTGTTTTTCTGGATTCAGGCGATTGATTCCACAATGTTTTATTAAAAACTTTTAATTGATTGATTAAAGATGTTTGAGTTGTCGGAATTATTTTTAACATTTCTGATATAATATAACCCACATCTCTGCCCTCAATTTCAGAATTCATTATAATATATCAAATACTTTATTTATTTATATAATATTTTCTGAAATAATATTAGTATGAAATAACTCATTAATAACTTTATCAGCCAACTCCATAAAATTGTCTCGGCATAATGTAAGTGTAACACCATGAGCCATGCCTAATACAAGTTGTGTTTTTACAAAATTGTCGCTAGGTTTAAGACCTAATTCATATATTTCATTTTTACTTAAATATTCTTTAAATTTGGATAAAAACTTATAAATTTGAAATTGGTTAGCCTTTTTTGAACTATGAATGGTGTCTGCCATAATCTCTGTTGTAAAATTAAGAATGTTATTATAATGTTCTTTTGGTAAATTATTGAATACATCCACAGGCTCGATAATTCCAGACCCCAATAGCTTGATGCTAGTGACTTCAGGTGGCTGCTCAAACATTTCTGTCATAATTTCAAACAAAACGCTTTTATAAGTTGATTCTATTTCAAAAATAATACCAAAATCAATTACTCCAATTTTATACTTATACTTTTCATCATTGTCATCTTTAATAAATAGTATATTGCCAGCATGTAAATCCCCATGAGTAACACCATGAACAATCGATGTAACAAACCCGAATTTCATTACTTGTTTAGCAAACCCTTCATAATCCTTTTCATCAATTTCATTAATTTTCATACCATCAATGTATTCCATCATAATAAAATCAGGATATTTGGTAGTAACCTCTTCATATACCTTTGGAATTTTAACATATTTTAAATTTTTACAATTATTTTTTATCCTAGTTAAATTGTTAATTTCTTCATTAAAGTTTGTTTGATGTCTAATCATATTAATATTTTTATTTATAACCTCGTCAATTTGGTATTTTTTTATAATTGGAATAAATGACAGTATATACATAAAAAACTGTAGGTTTTCAATAGCAATATTTAATTTATATTCTATATTATTTCTTTTCATTTTAATAATAACAGGTTTTGAAATGCCGTTTTCTTTTATATATCCCTTAAACACAAGTGAAATCATACCAGAGTTAATAGGTGTTTCATAACCATCTGGTAAAGCAATGCCAAAGTCATTTGTTAGTTGAATAAAATCATCTAACCTAATATCATGATAACCCCAAGGTGCGTCATCAGTAAATCGAATCAACCGAGTGTTAATTTTATCATCAATCATCTTGTTATTTAACGCAATTGCTTGGAATAATTTAACATAAAGAATATTAACGCACGATAAACGGGTTGTTATGCCGTCAATAAAATCCGTATAATCTTTAAATATAAAATAGCATACCGTTTCTGAAAAAATTATATAAAATACCTTAAATAAAAATAATATTTGGTAAATCATTTTCATTTCCATTTTATTATATTCATATCTTTTCTATAAATTGTTTTACACGATTAAATATTTTATTAAGTATAATTCCTACCATTTTTTCAGCAAACGGGGGAATCTTGGTATCTTCGTCAAAAATAACATTATAATTAAAAATAACCTTATATGGATTAACAATGGTTGCTATACATTCCATATCCTGAATTGCCATTAATTCTGAATCATCTGGAACATTTTCAGGTCTATGTGATTTAATTGATTGCGACTTGAATATGATTTTATCATCTGTAGTATGTTTTTTCATATGAATATACGAAAACCTCTGAGGAAGTCCAAGTTCTTCAAAAAAGTTTTTCATAAGAAGCATAGCAACAGCCTCATTATCATTTATTGTATCAAAAATTACTTTTTCGTAAATATCTCGATTTAAATCGTAAATTAATTTAATCAAACTGAAATCAACTACTTTAGAAAGGTCAATATTTTTATTTTCTATAGAAAAATTTAGGACATAATGAGAAGTATTAAATTTGACAAATTTAAAACCGTCTTTATTTGTGACAATAGTTTCATTTTCCATTTATATCCCAATTATAAATAAAATTTAAGTATATAACTTAAATTATAAATTATTACACCTTTTCACATTACATATAATAAAATATAGGTTTTTATATGTAATAATTATGCTCTGCCAAAATCATCTTCATATCTAACAATATCATCTTCTTCTAAATAATCGCCAATTTGTGTTTCTACAAATTCAACATCTTCATCATTATTGTTTTCAATTCTATGTAATGTTTCTTTTGGAATATACACATGTTGATTTGAATGAAGTGTTAACATATCCTTTCCTACTTGGACATTAGCAACCCCCTTTACAATAACCCAATGTTCGCTTCTTTTAAAATGGCTTTGTAATGACAATCTCATGTGTGGTTTTACGCAGATATGTTTAATTTTGAATTGGCCTTTCTCTTCTTTTACGTTAATATACCATCCCCAAGGTCTTAATACTTTTTCCATATAAAATTATTTATAATAAAAAATCCTAAAATTTTTTAATTCGTATATTTATTTTTATGTAAATCAATTACCATATCTATATATTCTTTCCATATACTTATATCATTCCAAATGCCATTTTTTTCAGTATAACAATTATAAATTTGTGTATTTGAAAATACTTCACTAGATGAATTAATAAATATAATGTTGTTATTGTTGTAATATTTTAGAAATAATTTTTGTAATATTAATACCTCGCATGTGTTATATCTACATAACACAATAATTGGTTTAGTGTCGTTTACAATATTTAAAAATCTTTTAATTATTCTATCATATTTTTCCTTTACAATACTATAATAATTCATCCAATACTCGACAATGGATTTGTTTTTTTCTTCGGTAAATATACCTTCTCCTAGAGTTTCATTATTACTAATATCAGAAAAAGGATAATCATGCGGAAATTGAAACCCATATTCATCAATTAATCTAGTTTTAGAATGGTTAAATTTTAAATTTGTATGAAATTTCGCAAAATTATCTTGAAAACATAATTGTATGCTATTTATATTTGATTGTACCCAGTCAAAAGGCAAAGCAGCCGTTCTTAAGTTTAAATTTTTTAATGCTGTTGCGGTAGAACAATCATAACCAATAGTTAAAAAGTTAAACATATATTTTTATATAAAAATATATACAATTTTAAACGAAAGATAAATATTTATTTCTTTACAAATTAGTGTAATTGTTTAAGACCAGCCCAAAAAGAATCCTGTTTTTGTTTTGCTTTCTCAGCTTGTTTGGCATAATAAAACGCAAGCGCAACGCTTTCTTCATCTTTTTGTTTATTTTGTTGATATAATTTTCTCATAGAATCTTCTTTTCCAATGGGCGCGGTGTTAATTGTTTCACGATGACGCTTATACTCATCAATGCTATTAAATTTAGGTGCTTTACGAAAATCTTCTTCGGTAACAGGAATAACAGATTCAACATAAGCTTGTCTCAAATCAGTATATCCCATTCCTTCATTGCTAAATAGGGAGTCAGAAGTAAAATTGCTATTGTAATCCATCAAAGCAGAACTACTAACTGAGGAACCCGCATATTCTGTAACGCCTGTATATGTAGTTAAACTCTGAACCTGTTTTTTATGTTTTTCCATTTCGGCTGCCATATTAGATTTAGACACATTCTGCGTAACAACAATGTCTTCATCTGATTTTAACCAGTTACCATAACCAGTATCAGCATTATCATCCAATTTATGTTTATCAAATTGGTGATTAAACCATTTATTGAAATCCTTAGGATTTTTAAGCGCCTTGTTTTTTTCAAACATTTTATCTAAAACAGTGGTATTTGCGGAATCAAAATATTCATTCGTATCAGAAACTTTTTTAGTGGTCTTGTTTTGAAATTCATAAATACCATATAGCTTTCTATATGCTTTAGAAAAAAACAAAAAGTATTTGCTATCTAGATTTGATTTATCGGGATGTGTTTTAAGAACAATCTTTTTACATTCTCTCATGATGTCTTCAGAAAGACAATTATTTTTAACGCCAAATAAATTAAATATATCTTCACTAGAATAACTGTCAATATTTAAATCTAGACTATTATAAGATTTCGTGTCATACGAAATACCGCTAATTTGTTTCTCTCCATCCATGCTGACAAATGGATTTAATCCTGAAAATGGGTCATCGTGATATTCATTTTCACTTTGCGTAATTCTAACACCTGTTGATTTATTTTGACTTTTTAATTTATTATAAAAATCTATTTGTTCATTATTGTTCATATTTATAGTATTAGGATATTCGTGTATTTTAATCCCACTTTTCAAACAACTTTTAGAAGAATTAGAATTACAATATGTATTTTTATTATTCATTGTAAAAATATATATATTATATTTAAATTAAATTCAACCAATATTTAAATTAAATTCAACCAATATTTTAAAATTAATAATCTTTAATGTATTATTAAATTATATAATTAGTGTAGATGGCAGCATTAAGAGCAGATTTGGTATTTTCTTATTGGATATACATATGGTATATATTATACGCTGTAAAAATTACTAAATTTAACCCAAAGTTTCCACTAATGTTAGGTTTGATTGATAACATTGTTATGTTATTTCTTATGATTTATTATAATTCAAGCAAAAAAACAATATTTTTCTTTATCATCATAAATACAATAATAAAAATAGTTCCACTCTATTATTTGAGAAATGAAGAAATTAAACTGAACGATATATATTTCACATGTGTATTGTTTATTATATTTATAATTTGGCTTCATGTAAACAGTCAAAGTTTAATAGGAAATTTAAAATTAATACATGATTCATTGTTATACAACAAAAACCAAACACCTTTTATGTCTTTTTGGACCAAATTAGAAAGAAATTTTAACAACTTAGAATTAATTGGCTAATTGTAAATAAATAGAATGGAATTATTTGCTAAATTGCCTGATGTATTAATTAATAACATAATTAATTATACAAACATTATTACGTTTAGAAATGGAAAATATATAGATAAAATAAACAACAATGATGAAAGATATAATATTATTTCAAAAATAACAAGACCTATAAATATACAGAATAGAATGATATATTTATATATGATAAATGTTGACACCAAAATAGGATATATATTAAAATATACAATAAATCATAAAATAATATTGCTTGATATTGGAATTGTAAATGATATAGAACAAGGTTATCTATATAAAATTAAGACGCAACATAAATACATATATAGTAATAATAATAAATGGTATGAAACACCTGTTTTGATAATGTGAATAAATATAATACAATAATAACAATATAAAAATTTAATTTATTAGATATAAAATGGTGAATATGAAGTATATTTATATTATGTTATTTCATTTTGGTGTGATTTCAAAAAACGAATCGTATGGTTTAGTTAATATAAATTTACCGAATAAAATATTTACAAGTAATTTTAATAGAAGTCCGTTTGGAAGAAAATATCATGACAATATTTTACAAAAAAAACATAATCTTACAAACAATAATATTACAAACAATCACATTCTAGATAATAATGATAATAATGATAATGATAATAAAATTAGACCAAATAAATATTCATTGACAAGACCAGATTTTATAGATAAAATTCGTCGATTAAATTCCAAAAATACAACAATTCAAAACAATAGCATTTTAGGGTTAGATGAAGATTACGATTCAGATTTAGATGATACCAAAAATAAGGAAAATATGCCAAAATTAAGAATTGTATTAAATAAAAACAAATCAGGGTTTTTGGCTTCATTAGGGATTGAATTAGAAGATGACACTCCTAAAAATAATCAATTAAGTAGTAGTAATGGTTTTTTCGAAGAAGATGATGATACAGGGAGAAGAAGATATGTTGAAACACAAGAGAAAAAATCAAAACATTTCGAAATTGTAACGAATAACAATGTGTTTTTTAAAGATGTTGGTGGTTATGAAAATGTTAAGAAGGAATTAGAACAATGTGTAGATATTTTAAGAAATTATGAAAAATATATTAAATACAATGTGAGAATACCAAAAGGTTTAATATTGGAAGGACCACCAGGCACAGGTAAAACATTGTTAGCTAAATCATTAGCTGGAGAATCGAAATGTAATTTTATAGCTGTTTCAGGGTCTGATTTTCAGGAGAAGTATGTTGGCGTTGGTCCAACAAGAATAAAAGAATTGTTTGGTCTTGCTAAAAAAAATGTGCCTTGTATTATTTTTATTGATGAAATAGATGCTTTGGGTAGAAAAAGGTCTAGTGACGGTGAAAGTTCGTCAAACGAAAGAGATAACACGTTAAATGCTTTGTTGGTTGAATTAGATGGATTTAAAAATAACTCAGGTGTGTTTTTGGTAGCCGCAACAAATAGAATTGATTTGCTTGATAATGCTTTGGTAAGACCAGGTAGAATAGATAAAAAAATATACATTGGACTGCCAGATACTTCTACTAGAGAAGCAATTATTAATATCCATATTAATGGAAAGCCGTATTGTGATTCAATAGGGATAGGTGAATTAGTAGAAATAACAGAAGGGCTATCTGGCGCACAAATAGAAAATTTGCTAAATGAGGCAATGCTAAATGCTTTAAGAATAAATAAAACGGAATTTTGTTTCAAAGATTTTGACTTTGTTCTGAATAAAATGATTGCTGGATGGCAACCTATAGAGCATGAATTTACATCTGATATAATTGATCATATCGCCATACATGAAATGGGTCATGCTATAGTAGGTTCTCTCTCTAAATATCATTCAAAGATGTCAAAGGTCGTTATAAATTTATCATCGCCAAAGAGTCCAGGATATACTGTGTTTAAAAGTTCAACCTCAAATATTTACACGAGAGAAGCCTTATTTGAACATTTAATGATTTTGTTATCAGGTAGAATTGCCGAGGAATTATTTTATAATGTAAGCGTAACAACAGGAGCAATAAATGATTTTGAAGAAGCATTAAAATTAGCAGAAAAAATGGTTGTATATTATGGAATGGGAACAAATATTATATATCCAAGCACTAGTGAAAAATATAAAGAATTGATAGATAATGATGTTATTGATTTAATAAATAACGCATATAACTATGCACAAATTATTATAAATGAATCAAAAGATTTGATATATGAGACATCCGAAATTTTGAAAAAAGATAAAATTATTAAGGCTGATAAAATAGATGAACTGATTAATAAGAAGTATAGTAATCTATTAGACTTAAAAATAGAGTTTGATTAAATACTGATATAAATATATTTATTTATTAACTAAATAAATATATATGTGTGGCGTTTTTGGTATAGTTTTAAATAAAAGTGGAAATGTGTGTAACTTAATAATAGAAGGTTTAATACAATTACAAAATAGAGGTTATGATTCAGCAGGATTATGTGTAATAAAAAATGGAAAATTAGATGTTCATAAATACGCATCTACATCGACGTTATCAGCAATTGAAAAACTAAAAAACGCATGTTTAGAAATGGATGAAGAAGCATTTATTGGAATAGGACATAATAGATGGGCAACTCATGGTGTAAAAAATGACACAAACGCACATCCACATTTATCTAACAATAAAGAATTTGTCATAGTTCACAATGGTATTATTGAGAATTATCATGAATTAAAAAAAATGTTAATAGAAACAGGTTATGATTTTGTATCTCAAACTGATACAGAAGTAATAGTGAATCTAATTGAATATAATTTTAAAAATTGTAACAATATGTTTGAAACAATTCAAAAAACAACAGAACTATTAAATGGAACATATGGATTGTTAATACAATATTTAAATGAAGAAAACAAATTATATTGTGTAAGAAATGGTTCTCCGTTATTAATTGGACAAAGTGAAAATAAAGATAGAGTAATTGTTACTTCAGAACAGTGTGCGTTTGGTGATATGCTTGACAATTATATAACATTAAATAACGATGATATATGTATGATAGAAAGAAATTACAATAATATATCAATTAAGACAGAATATAACTATTCAAATACAAAACATACGTTTTTATACAAAGAAATATTATCTAACCAGTATAAACATTGGACAATTAAAGAAATAAATGAACAACCCAATGTAGTTTTAAATTCAATAAACAATGGCGGCAGAATTAATGGAAATTCAGAAGTGAAATTAGGGGGATTAGAAGAAAATAAAATTGTATTAAAAACAATAAACAATTTAATACTTCTGGGCTGTGGAACATCATATTTTGCTGGGTTATATGGTATGTATTATTTTAAACAATTGTGTAACTTTAATACAGTTCAGACATTTGATGGCGCTGAATTTAATGAGTATGATATTCCAAAAATAGGAAATACCTCTTTTATACTAATATCTCAATCAGGTGAGACGAAAGATTTACATCGGTGTATTGAAATAGCAAAAAAAAATAAAATAGTTACAATTGGAATAATAAATGTAGTCGATTCATTAATAGCAAGAGAAGTTGATTGTGGAATATATTGTAACGCAGGAAAAGAAGTAGGGGTTTGCTCTACAAAAGCATTTACAAGTCAAGTGGTTTGTTTATCAATGGCTGCTATATGGTTTTCACAAATACATAATATAAATGAAAAAAAAAGAGAGCAAATGGTTAGCGACCTTAAAAACCTACAAAGAGATGTTATGAATACATTAGAAATGACTAATAATCACATGTTAGAATTATCAAAAAAAATTAAAAACGAAAACATGTTTTTACTTGGAAAAGGAAGTGATGAATATGTAGCCAAAGAAGGTGCGTTAAAAATAAAAGAAATATCATATATACATGCGGAAGGCTACTCGTCTAGTTCATTAAAACATGGCCCTTTTGCTTTATTAGATGAAAATTTTCTTGTCTTAATAATAAATCTGGACAAATCACACACTGCTAAGACAATAAATTGCTATCAGGAGGTATCATCGCGAAACGCACCAATCATATTTATTACAAATGACATTAGTATTACAAATGTAATTGATTGTGAAATTATTTATGTTCCAGAAAATAAATCATACTCTTCTTTATTAGGAATCATTCCACTTCAATTTTTGGCCTATTATTTATCAGTTAATAGGGGAATAAATCCTGATAAACCTAAAAATTTAGCAAAGGTAGTAACAGTTGAATAAATAATTGAAAATGACATAAAGTTAACAATGTATATTTAGTAATGTCATCCCTAACTGAGGTATCTTTAGCATCTGAATTATATGTATATCCTTCAAATAATGTTCAAGACAATAATCGAAATATCGTGTATTTGTGTATCGAGAAAGAAGGGTTACCTGAAATTATAAGTGGATTTAATTGTTATAAATTTTCATCACTAATAAAAGCTAACATGTATTTACATGAAAATAAAAAAGATTTTATAAATGAACATAAAAGATTTACCATGGTTGAAATTTATAAATGGACACCTTCTATATTTCATAATTTTTATTTAAAAAGTAAATTAAGAAATATATATTGGAAGAATTATGTATCCATAGTTTCAAAGAAAGATAATGTGTAAATTAAATTTTTATAAAAATATTTTTTATAAAAATATATTATGATTTTTATTTCGCTTGGTGGTTGGTGCGGAACAAAAATATCGCTTATACAAAATAATATATGTAACCCAAGTTATCCATTTGATTATGTAAGAAGTTCTATAGAAGGCGTAATAGATTGTATTGAAAATAATTTTGAAAACTATTTTCCTAAAAAAATAGAAATTAACTACAATTATAAATATTATACACCGTTCATAGGAGAATTTATAGGATTTTATCACGAAGATTTAAGGGACCAAGATGTAATAGATTCATATAATAGAAAAATTAATAGATTTAATGAGCTACTATCGCAGGATGTCAAAGTGTGTTTTTTACGAACAATATGCAGAGATAATTATTGTGATGAAGTAAATTATTACAAAAAATTACAAAATGTAATAGATAATAAATATAAAAACATAAAATATATTATTTGTTTTATCATCCCAAATCAAAATACTACACAATATTATACAAATTTAGACGATAAAACATTTGTATTTACATTAAATGACTTATCATATGATAATGACAAATTAGGAGATGAATACAACCCCATATATGATTTTATAAAAGAAAATGACTTATTTGTAAATATACCTGAATCAAAAAATATTGACATTATAAACACTTCCAGATTGTGGTTAGTTTATGGTTATCCTATGGTAAATTATATGGAAACGCAATACAATATATAATGTATTTAATTATATGTCATGAATAAAACCACAAATTAAATTTATGTTTTTGAAATTATTTATGTAAATAACTTCAAGTAAAATGTAAAAATTTGTAAGTAAATATTTTATATATCTAAACTTATGGTATTGCTAGCTGATTTTTTGCGACGACTACGCTTAGGCATGTTACCATCCCCTTGTAAATCTTTCAAGTCATTAATGCTAATAGTGCTGCTATCATTTAAAGATTGTGATTGTTGTTGGGTTGGTTGTTGAATATTAATAGTTTTCGTTTTTAGACCAGAGAGAATATCTGAAATATCACTAGGTCCCTTCATATCAGGACGTGTTTGTGTTGGTCTTTTCGAAGTTCTGTCTTGAAAATCAGGTCTTTCAAAATTTTCTCTAAGACTAATTCCGTCATCTATTCCTCCATATGAACTGCGACTTAAATTCAAATCAGGACGATTGTTAGAGTAGTTATTATTTCCAGGTCTTCCCATTGGGGTAGGAATAGCATTAGGTCCTTGAGTAGCTAATGGAGGAGGAGGTCCCATACCTTGCGATGGTGTAGGTTCTGGATTCATTAAATTTCCCATAAAACCAGAAAATCCTGGGCTTGTCTGAGACATTGAATTAACGGCGGCAGACTGAAAAGAACGCATTAAATCAGGGTTTTGTCTCAAAATATCATCCATTCCAGGCATTGCGGATTTGAACATTGTATTTGTCATATGAACCATCATAGCACTTCCACCAAGTTGAAATAATAACTTCAATTCAGGAGCCATAGTGGCTTTACTTTTGTATTTCTCAAATAATTCACTAAAAATATCATCATAATCATTTATGTTTTCATTAACTTGTTCACTCCATCCGTCTAATTTAATGTCAAACGGGTCAAATTTGCCATTTAAATATTCAATTCCATTAATTACTGCCATAAGCATATTGCCTTGAAATTTAACAGAATTTTGTTTTGTTTTTTCATCCATAATAGTTTCATATTCACCTTGCATTTCTTGGAGTGGTGAATCCATTGTATACTTTTTCGACAATTCAACACCTTTTTTCTCAAGAGCCTCAAGTTTTCTTAAAAACTTAAACTTCTCTCTAAGCAATTCTTCCTTAGACATTTTAGGTTCAGTAGGAAATGCTTTGTCGGGATTCATAGGAATATTATTAAACTTCCCATAACCATCCCATGTTTTATTATCATTTTCAGTTTTAGCAGTAAATTCGCCAATAGAAGGGCTGTTATCACTAAATCTAACTGATGGTTTATCATCAAATGATGAAGTAGGATTTCCAAAGAAGTCGGATTTAGGTTTAAAACTATTAATAGGAACATCTTCAACTAAATCATTCAATTCATTTTCTAAATTATTTAAATCTTCTAAATCTATATCACTAGAAGGTTTAGAATTTTCTTTAATTTTATCATTCATTAAAAGTTCTAGACCGCCACCAAAATTACTAGATTTATTTTCCCATCCTCCACCAAAACTATCCTCGTTAAAATCCAAATCAGAAATTTCAATCATATCAACCATTATTATTCATTAAATAGAACATTTAATTTTAAGTAATACGAATTAAAATATATATTATCGTAAATCATAATTGATAAAATAGAAATTATAAAATAAAGTTTTTATTATTTATAAACCAAATTCCTTGTAAAAAAGAGTCGGATAAATCGTCTTTCTTTTTATGTGTATTGAAATAATCAAGATGTTCAATGAACCTAAAATCTGATGAAATTGTTTCTAAACATTTAGCAATGCCAAGTTTTTTTCTATCACTGTATTTCGTTTTTTCCTTAACATTACAGTCTTTAAGTTTATTTGATGCTGAAATAAATTCAACGTGTTCTACATGATTTTGACACATTACAAAATATTGAACAATCATCCCTTGTATTGTCTTCATTCTAGTAGCTATAGGACTAATTTGATTTTCAATTATAACATAATCAATAGTATTTTCAGTTGAAAATAATAAATCAAAATGATGTTTAATATTTAATCCGATTTCAAATAAATTAACATCTGAAGCATTAGGAGTTTCAATTGGTTGAAAATAAACATTATTCATATGTTCATTTATTAAATTTATTAGGTCTATTTTTTTTATTTTAGTATCATAATTAATTCCATGTTTATTAGCGATTTCTTGTAACTTTTGTATTTTTTGTTTATTAATAAAAGATTGTTTTTGTTCAGATGTTGGTATTTGAAATGGCTGCTTTTTTGAATGTTTAAGGCAAAAACACATGTCGTTTTTTTTAAATTTAGCTGGATTACTACATAGACCATTTTTATCAATAAATCCGCATTTTAAAGTTGATTGTTCAGAAATATTTACTGTATCCCATTTTTTAATTATAAAATGTGTGGAGTTTTCTTCTTTTTCAAAAAGACAAAAAGCAAGGTTTTTTATTCCAACATCAATAGAAAGTATTTTCATATAATATTAAACTATCTAATTTTAGTATTATATTGTTTATTACATAAATTACATTTTTATACCAGGTATTGTATTTTGGTAATTAGCAGGATTAATAGATGGTGAAACCATTCTAGCATTTAACTGTTCTCTACTGATGTATGGATTTTTTAAGTCGCTATTACAATAACCAAATCCTGGCTTGCTTGTATCAAATGTAGATTTGAATTTGTATGGAACATTACTAGAAGGTGTATTACCTGATTGAACATGTGTATCTAAACCCAAATCATGACACGCTTCTAAATTATTATAATTCATTATTTTAAGACCGTTATTTTGTAAATACTGACGATATTGCCAATTAGAATGAATGCCTTCTTGTTGTTGAATTCTTTGATTAATTACAGCATCTGGTTGCCACGATGAATGATTGCGACCATCTGACATAAGAGGCGGAAAATTAAAATGAATATTATTTGACCCAGCGTAACAAGTTGCCCAACTCATTTATATATTTTATAATTATAATAAATTTTTTACTCTAATCCAAGCAATTTGAGAAGCTCAGATTTTTTTAATTTTGAAATATCACCAGAAAATAACCCTTTTTCGGATATTATACTCCTTAACTTAGTTAAAGAACATTTTTTATAATCAATACTTTCGATATGTTCTTCTAAATTAATGTTGATAGTTTTTAACTCTAAAGATGTATTTTCAGATAGGTTGGGTTGAGATTCTTCTTTTATATCATCGTTAGGCAATGACAATATGTTTTCAGAATAAATATCGTTTAAACTAGAGTTTTTGCTAGATACTGAATCGGCAACAGATACTTCGTCAGTTTCATCAATATCAAAAGCGTTATTACTAACATTTAAATTTAAAAATTTAATATCATTATTCACATCAATATAATTTTCTATTGACAAATCATCTATTTCTGAAGAACCATTTGATTCATTATCAAAATCATCGACTTCTGATAATTCATCATCATCTATTTCGTTGTCATTTTCACTGTCGTTTTCGCTAGCTTCGTCGTCTGAAACAGTAATTAAATTATTTCTATTGAAAAACATTTGTGTTTGTTCTAAATGACTAGGTTGGTTTACTGTATTGTTCCTTATATCACTTCTTCCGCCTGTTAGAGATAAATGATTTAAACCATATTTTACTCCATTTAATTCTTCTGCTAAAGATGATACAACGCTTAGCATTGATGAAATTTTATGATTTTGGTCTCTTATTTTACTTTCAAAATATATAACTAATACAGCTAATGATAATACTAATATTCCTAAAAACATTAAAAATGATGGATTGAATAAATCTGAAAAAGATACCATTTTATTACAAAAAGAATATATATTTTAATTAATTAACTAACGAATTATATTAGTTTTTAATTTTGTGTTTTTCATTCGTATATATTGTTCCAAACAAATAATCTAACCAATACTCACCATAATTATATTTTATGAATTTATGATGATTTAAATGGTGATTCCCAACTAAAAAAATAAATTTGTTATCATGAGTCATAATGCCGCGAATATTTATAAACATTATAGCATAAATTAAATTAAATATGTGTAACTCATAAAAGTAGATAGGTAATAACAATCCCATGCTTTGTATAGGGAGTTCTAAAATATGAATTGTATAAAAATCATAATAATCAGGATTATATTTTTTATGATGAATTTTATGGATATAATACAAATACTTTGTATGAAGCAATCTATGTATAAAATAATACCATACATCGTAACATAATATATATATTAAAAAATGTATCATTTGTATTATATAGTATATATAAATATTATTTTTGTTAATTTACACGGATTTTAAATATCTAAAGGTGTACGAAAGAAAACTTTATAATTCATTACGACAAATTGGGCAATTAGTATAGTTTAATATTTTATAGTTTACATAACAGTTATTACAAATATTATGAGCGCAACCAAAATTATTTATATTGTTTATGAATTTCATATTTTCAAAGCATATAGGACATTCATCTACTATAGGTAAACTAATTATCATTGGGTTTATAGATGTATTAATATCTTTAAGTTCATCTACATTTATATTAATACTTAATTGGCGTAATTTAGAATAGTCATAATTTTTTCTTCTTACATAGAAGGATATATCTAAATTATATCCCCATTTATTCCTTATTTTTATTTCTGAATTAGTTATAGCAGGTGCTTCTTCTGATGCTATACCTTTAATAATTTGTCCCTTTTCAACTAGTTCAAAGTCATTTGTATAAAACTCAATTTTTATTAATGGTTTTACACTTTCTAAAAATTGAGTTACTGTCCAATATGGATTTATATAAAATTGTTTTGAATGAGTAGTCCAAACTTCCGTAAATGTGACTTGTATTGCCATTAATGACATAATTATGTTTAATACATTATTACATTATTACATCTTTAATAGTGTTTTATAATAATGAAAAATAAGAATGAAGAATTATGACTTATATATTTTATAAACTATGCGTCAAATAATTTGTTAATTGTATTTTTTTATAGTAGCATCTATTATTTCTTTTGGATAATTCATATCAGTTAATATATTTATTCCACCTTTTATTTCAGAAATTCCAGTAGTTAATTTATACGTATATTTCAACATATTATTTATGTTTTGTGTAACCATATTACAGTTAATTATTTGTTTATTATCCTTAAGATTTTTACATACCTTTACAAAATGGGTGGTAAGCATACAAGATACGGTTTTATATTTTATTAAATAATCCATAAAAGCTGTAGCACTTAATTCAGCTTCATCAGGATTTGTGCCTGAGTATAATTCATCAAATACACAAAAATGTGTTTCGTTTTTATGTGTTCTTACAATATCTAATATTTCTTTACACCTACGAGCCTCAGCTTGAAATAAACTATCTCTTCCAGATGTATCAGGAATATTTAAATAACAATGTATATGTTTAAAAGGAGTCAATTCTGCTGAATCATAAAATCCACAACCAAATTGCTGTGTGAAAATAATATTTAAAAGTGTAGATTTGAGAATAGTTGTTTTGCCAGATGCGTTTGGTCCCGTAATAATTATATTTTTATTTAATTTAATATTATTTTTAACAGGAGAATCATTTTTTAAACAAGCATAATAATTATTGTAAATTACATTCTTTTTGGTTTTACGAATGAATAAAGAAAAATTAATTTTTCTCTCTTCAATATTTGTTATTAACCCTTCAATACAGTCAATATATCCATTGAACCCAAATGAATACATTATAGCATCTTCATATGTTTTGTCGCTATGTAATTCATAAAAGTATTTTAATATGGTTCCTATTTCTTTAATTTTTTTAATGTTGTAAATGTTGTAACTAGATATATTTGATAATTTATTATTAATTACTTTAATGGTTGTTAATTTCTCTCTAAGAACTTCATTAAACTCTTTTTGAGAAGCCAAAACATTTGAATAGGTCAAATAATTTTCCATAGTCAATATAGTTTTATCTAAATATAACTTAATTTCATTAAAATGATTATGTATCGTAATCATATTTTTATGAAATCTAACACATATCATTACATTTTGATATATTGAAAATAAATAGAAAGCAGATGATATTAGTATATACATTCTTTCTTGAAAGTTTATTTCAGAAAAATTTACTGTTAATAATTTTCCTATAGCGTTATGCTGAGCTACAGATTTTAATACGTCAATATATTCGGAAATGGTAAGAGTGATTCCCTTTGCTTTTATAATAATAAACGGAATAATTAATATTATTATTGGAACAAGTAGAGAGAAAATAGGAGAAAATAAATTATATATGCTCATAAATTGTAAAAAAAAATCTGACTTATTTAAAAATTCGATGATTTCCCAATCAATGTAATAATATTTTTCTTTGAATCCAGCTTCTGTTTTTAACTCATTCCATATGTCTAATATGTTTTTATAATTTGGAACAGTTTCAGTATATTTATTATTAATTTTTTTATATTCCTTCAAAAGTGTTTGGGTGTCTTTTAAAAAATCAATATCGGTTGTATAATATTTAACAATTTGTTCATTAAGTTTTTTAGAAATTGAATTATCATTATTAAAATAATATGTGTATATTGGATTACATGATTGGTCATTAGTTGAAATTAATTCTAAATCAGCAATTATATTTTTTTTTAACTCTGTTTTGTCTTTATTGTAATAAATTGGTATTTTAAAAACATCATTAATTTTACTCAATTCATCGTTATTTAAATTGTCATTCATTATATTTTTATTAGAAATATAATAAAATTATTTTTACGCATAATAAATTTATATTTTTATACACTTTGTAAGAATACCAAGTCATTTGGCATCTCAGATATTTGGCAAGCATAATGTGACTCAATTTCTTTCATTTTAGTAACATCTCTACGAGTAATAAAGTTAATGCCCACTCCTTTTCTCCCCCATCTACCACTTCTTCCAATTCTATGAAGATATGTATGTACACACTTGGGAATGTCAAAATTGATAACAATGCTAACTTGTTGAATATCAATTCCGCGGGCTGTTACATTTGAAGAAATCAAAACACGTGATTTGCCTATTCTAAAGTTATTAAAAGAATCATCTCTTTCTAGTTTATCCATATTGCTATGAATACAACAAACAGGGAAGTCATCTTCCTTCATGGCTTCATATAAATCTGTAACACGTCTTACACTATTACAATAAATAATACATTGAGAAACTGATAAAAAAGAAAACAAGTTCTTCAATGTAGCATATTTTTGCCTATCGTCTTCAACAGCAATATAGAATTGTTGTATTCCTTCAAGAGTTAGCATTTCGCGTTTAACATTAATTCTCACAGGGTTTTGCATAATTTTGTTAATAATAGGTAAAACAGCTGTAGGTAAAGTAGCAGTAAATAAAGCAACTTGAACATTGTTATTTAAATACTGAAAAATATTGTAAACTTGGTCTTTGAATCCAGATGATAACATTTCATCTGCTTCATCTAAAACAATAATTTTGATACTTTTAGAAGATATTTTTTCACGACGCATCATATTATAGACACGACCTGGACAACCACAAATAACATGTGGTGTATTCTTATTTGAAAATCTACTAGCTTCTTCGACCACAGAACCACCAAATAATGTTTGTATTCTTAATCCTGGCATCATTGAACCGATACTACTAAAAACCTTTGCTGTTTGTTGTGTCAATTCTCTTGTAGGAGACATAATAAGCGCTTGAGTTTCATTAATATTTGTATTAATATTTGCTAATGTCCCAATAGTAAAAGTAGCTGTTTTTCCAGTTCCAGATTGTGCTTGAGCAATTATATCCTTTCCCATGATTAAAGGTTTAATTGCTTTTTGCTGAATCGGACTAGGATTTTCAAAACCATATGCGAAAATTCCTCTTAATATGGCTGGATTTATTTCTAAGTCATCCCAACTTTGTATTTCATACGAAGAATCAAATGTATCTTCTTCGGGTGTTTCGTTAGTAATATCAGTGTCAGTTTTCATAATTATAATATATTATTGAATATGTATTTAAGTTTATTTTGAATTATTATATTAAAAAAAATTGATATAAATGTAATTTTCATTATTATATCATATACAAAATAATGGAAACGAAAAGTCTAAGATATACGTTATCAAATATTCATGATATTTTATTCCAAGGTTTTGATTATTCGTTACCAGAAGAAACACTAAAATGTATATCCGAAATAGCCATGCATGTTGGTTCGCCAGATTATGTAAGAACCCCTGTTTTTCAAAAACGAGATAAGATAGGTAAATTTGATGGAGCTATTGAGAATATTGTGTTAAAAAAAAGGAAGAATAACAAGAGTATGGAAATTTTAAATGATGAAGAATGGAATAATATTAAAGAATTTCAAACTACAAAAATTGAAAATAAAATTGGCATTGACATTCAAATTGATAATATAAGAACATATTTGAATAAACTTACTGATAAAAATTATATTGATATGCGGAATAAAATTATTATTGTTATTGATAACATTATAAATGAATCAACTATGGTTGATATTGAACGTGTAAGCTCCATAATTTTTGATATTGCTTCTACAAATAGATTTTATTCAAAAATGTATGCTGATTTATATTCAGATTTATACACAAAATATGAAACTATGCGTTCTATATTTCAAATTAATTTGGATAAATTTGAAAAAATATTTAATACAATTGAATATTTTGACCCAACTTTAAATTATGATAAATTTTGTGATAATAATAAAAAAAATGAGAAAAGAAAGGCATTATGTTGTTTCTATCTTAACTTAATGTTAAATGATGTCATCTCAAAGGAAAGAATAATTTTAATTACTAGAAATTTGATATACCAAATTTATACGTTTATTTCACAAGATGACAAAAAAAATGAAGTAGACGAGCTTACAGAAAATGTGTCGCTTCTTTATAAAAAAGAACTCTATGAAAATGACATTGGCGACAATTATGAATTAATTGACGGTTTTACTATTAGTGAAATAATTGAAAAAATTGCTAAAAGCAAGGTAAAGGACTATAAAAGTTTAACAAATAAGACATTATTTAAATTTATGGATATGATTGATATGTAAAAACTGTATATAAATATTTAATAATATTATTTAAATAATTAATTTGTAATAAATTAATGAGTAATAACACACATGAAAACATTTCATTTTCACTAATAGAAGAAGTTGTAACAAAAAATAATTTAATAAATACAGAATCAATTATGAATGATTATGACATTAATGAAACCTTATATGACGTTGATACATTTTTGCCTGAAATTATAAATTACCAAGAAAATTTTACAGTTAAAGAATTATTTTTTATTTGCGAATATTATGGTATATCAAAGGAATTAAAGAATAATAAATGTAACAAAAGACAAATAATAGAAAAAATTGTGTATTTTGAAGCAAATCCTTCTAATGAATACATTGTTTTCAGGAGGAAAAATATGTGGTTTTATATGAATGAAATTAAAACTGACAAGTTTATGAAGAAATATGTATTATGGTAATAATATTTAATATTTAATTTCTGTATTAAATATTAAATATAAAATATTGTAATAAATTATAAATATGGTATTATCAAAAATAGACAGTGATGTGAGTTATCCAGAATTAAAAAGTGTAGATTCAGGTGATTTAAAAATGGAAGCTAATTTATATCAATTAGAAATAAAAGATGTCGATGTAATTATTGCTGTAGGAAATGCTAAAAATACGTTTGAAGATAGAAATATACTGTATTTTCCAATTTATTTAGTTAAATACAATAATAAAGTTGTTCAAATTGGTGTATATGAAATTAAAGCCTCTGATTATTTAACTTATTTGGATGATAACAATAATTTGGATGTTGAAATATTAAATGAACCATTAATATATAATTTTGCTACTAAATCTATGCTAACTAAGCTAAGGTTAGAACCAGATGTTCCCCTAAGGAGAATGGAAGGAACAAATAAAGAAGATATTAATGATAACGATTCTGAAGATGAGTATTATGAAAAAGAACCTGAATATAATGAGGTTTATGAAATACCAGAAGAGAGAAAAGATACATTTATTTTAACAAAAGGTGTTCCTATTCCTTCTCAATTAAAGGAAGAAACAAAAAGAGACGCTAAAAACTATAGAGAAAAATATCACCAGTCACCATCTGATACATGGGTTGAAAAATATATGATGAATACAAATTACAATATTGTTGATAACGAAGGTGGCGGCGATTGTTTATTCGCAACAATTCGCGACGCTTTTTCTAGCATTGCTCAACAAACATCTGTTAATAAACTAAGGAAAAAATTATCTGACGAAGCTGACGATAAAATATTTGAAGGATACAAAGAACACTTTGATATGTATAATGCATCTATAATAATAGATACAAACAAAATTAAAGAATTAGAATCTGAATACTTAATGTTAAAACAACGATTTGCTAGTTTAATTGAACGCAATGAACAAAAAATAATTTCAGAACAAGCTAAAAAGGTGAAAAGTGAACACGACAGACTTGTTGAAGAAAAAAAAGTAACCCTACGTATTTTACAAGAATATAAGTTTATGAAAGGAATTGATACCCTTGAACAATTTAAAAGTAAAATTAAAAAATGTGAATTTTGGGCGGATACATGGGCTATATCAACCCTAGAAAGAGTGCTAAATATTAAATTTATAATTTTATCTAGTGAAGCTTACACCAATGGTGATACAACAAATGTTTTAAATTGTGGTCAATTAAACGATACCATTTTAGAAAATAAGGGTATTTTTAACCCTGAATTTTATATTATTGTTGACCATACTGGAAACCATTATAAGTTAGTTGGTTACAAAAAAAAAATGATATTTAAGTTTCCTGAAATACCATATGACATTAAAAAAATGATTTCAGATAAGTGTTTAGAAAAAAACGCAGGTCCATTTGCTATTATCCCCGATTTTCAAAAATTTAAAGCCACATTAAAAACGAATGTTGTTAGAGAAGAAGACATACAATACGATGATTTAAGTGAAAGTAAATTAAGAGGATTGTATGAAGACGATATTGTATTCCTATTTTATTCAAAATCTAACAACAAACCGCTTCCTGGAAAAGGTTCTGGAGAGACAATTCCAAATGATAGACTCAAAGAATTTTCAGAACTAGCAACTATACCAGAATGGCGAAGAAAACTGTCAAACTTATGGGTTTCTAAAAAATCAAATGGAGAAATAGAGCCTTTTACAGTGGATAATCATCAATGGGCATCAGTTGAACATTATTATCAAGCATCTAAGTTTAAAAAAACGCACCCCGAGTTTTATTTGAGTTTCTCTCTTGATTCTGGTACTGATTTATCTAAGGAACCCTTGTTAGCTAAAGCAGCAGGTGGAAAAAGTGGAAAAATAAAAGGAGAACTTATTCGACCTGTAGAAGTTACATTAGACCCTGATTTCTTTGGAAAAAGACATAAACAAGAGATGTATGCAGCACAACATGCTAAATTTACACAAAATGAAGAATTAAAAAGACTTTTATTGGCTACTAATGACGCTAAGCTAACGCATCACAGTCGTGGGTCTGTTCCTGTTGTATTTGATGACCTTATGCTGATACGTGATAAAATTAGACGCACACTAAGTTAAAAATCATGATATTGACTTATATCGATACCAAATTCTTCGATAATTTCTTCTTTCATTTTTTTATATTTTAATTTGTATGCTCTATACCAGAAAAAAAATATTATAAATAATATTGAACTTGTAGAGAAAACAGTTATTAATATAATAGTAATTTTTGACGAATTTATGTCGCTATCTTTTGTTATAGATGGAGCAATAGAAGGAGCAATAGATGGGAGTTTTGTCTTTGGCTGTAAACTATAAATATATGAGTTATGTGGAAAACTACCATATGTATATGTAGAATATTTAGGAAGTGGATATGAATATAGATTTTTATTACTATTTATATCATATTTAGAATACATAATTATAATATTTTGGTATTGTTTTTTTTACAATAATTTTAATTACAATTGCTGCCTTGTGGGTCGATTTTTGGTGTAACTTCATTTATACAACACCCATATCTTGTTCCAGCACAACCGCCAATTGGTTTCGGAGGCATTGGAGATGGTCCTGGTGGAGGAATATATGGTCCTGGGGCTGGTGTAGGATAACCTGGTTCTGGTATATATCCAGGACAATTGCTTCCATAAAAATTCACTTTTGAATCAATTCCATTTGGACAACAACCAAAAGTAGTTTGGGCACAATTTCCTTGAACAGTTGTTGTTGTTGTTGTAATAATAGTGATATGATTTAATATTATCAAAATTATTAAAATAATTGCTAAAACAATTATTATAGTGTTATCCATATATTTAATATAAATATTTATAATTATATTTTTTTAAAAAAAATAAATAAATAGAATTATATATGGAGTGTAAATACTTACAAATTAAATTTTTAAAAAGTAATAGTGAATATTATACATTAACATACAAACTTATAAAAAATTCTGTAGTAGATAAATTTATAAAACTACTCAATGACACAAATAGCCAACCATTAGTTGAAACTAATTATACAAATATTTGTCTTTATAAGGATAAATCATTCAAATTAAATGAAAAATATAATGAACTATCAACAAATATAAATTTATTTGAAAAAGAAAATAATAATGGTTTTATATTTAAATATAAGTTTGATTTATGTGATATTTCTGATATAAAGCTTAATCGTTTACACACAGAATTTGAAGAATATTTGTCTATATTTGAAACAGGTGAATTGTTAACAAATGAATATAATATTTGTAAGAGAAATAATTATGAATTAAATGAGTTTCCTGATATCATAAAACAATATTTAAATAACATAAATAGTTTAATACATTATTTGGAAGATATTATTATTTCAATTAAATGTGACAGTAAAAATTTTGGGTATTTTTCTACTTACTTATATTCCGAACCATATTGTAGTCCTATTTTACTAGATGATGATGAATATGATTATTTTGATATAAATTACGAATTTGGCGATTTATTATTAGGGTACGGAACAACTGGTAAATCATTATACCATGTATTTAAAGACAACGATTTAGCTATTTTAGAAAATGGGTTTGTTTTATCACCTCAGCAATATGTAACTCAAAATATTATATCTTTATTTAAGGAATCCGAAAAAGGATATGATGAGAAATTTAAAAAATGGTATGACGACAATAAAATTTATGAAAAATATAATATACCTTTTAACAAATATAACTCATCAGGATATATTAAACTAGGTGAATTATTGTATTCAGATACTGAAAAATTGATAGGTAATTTAATACTTTGCGATAAAATTATTGGATATGAAATTATCTAACGAACCTGAAAAACGTAATATTTGATGTATAATAATATTATGAATGTGATTATTATTTTTGTAAATTAATATATATTAATATATTTTATATGGAAATAAATGAACATTCTAACAATTTAAAAAAAAATTACAATATATTTATGTTCATATATGAAGAATTACAAAACAGCAGTTCTAGTTTAGTTTTAATACAGAATGTGTCAGAAATAATTAAAAACTTTAATTCAAAAAAAAATAGCGAGAATGTAAATATCAGTTATGAATATTATAAACAATTTAATATACAAACAATAAGATATATATATGATATATTGTTTAATATTAAAAATGTTACTATTGATGATTTAAAAATATATATACCAAAATATAAAATACTTTTGTGTAAAACCGAATACAAATCATATGGCATTCACAGACATGGATGGGTTAAAGTCATAGATGAATTTTTAAAAATTAATTATACAGAATCGGATGATTTTAATTATGAAAACCCTAATTTTGAATGGGTTCAATATGCTATAAAATTTAATTTATCGTCATATAAAGATACTGTAGAACATTTCAATAATAATTTAAACCCACCACTAATAGATACATACAAGATAAATTGTATAATTTTTGATGATTGGTTAGAAAAGACTTATGGATGGGGTGATAAAAAAAATAAAAAAAAATATAATATAAATTTTATTTCATTTCTACATGACCCACCAACTGAAAACTTAAAAGATTATACATTTTCAAAATTTATGGAAGGAAAAATTAAAACAATGGATGTATATAATGATGAATTATTTATAAAAGAAAAAAAGGAACTTAAAATATTAATAACGTTATCAACAAGTCACAAAGATTTTATAGTTTCTAAAAATATATATAAAAGTAATATATATTGTTTACATCATCCATTAAATAATTGTATTGATACAGAAACAGAATTTTCTTTTGATAAATACACAACAAATCAATATAAAAAAATATATATGATAGGATGGTGGTTGAGAAAATTCGATACATTTATAAATTTAAAAAATAAATTACATGATAAGATTATTTTAATAAAACAAAATGAAGGAAAACATGTTGTAGATTATACTTTATATGAAATAAGAAAAACAATAACACCTGAGTCTGCTGACAATACTCGCGACCAAACAGAATTAAGTGATGATGAATTAGCCATTCTAAAAACAAATTATAATACATCTATATGTAATTTTTTAAGTAATAATAAGTATGATGAGATTTTTATAAAAAATATAGTGTTTTTGGATTTTTATTCTACATCAGCAAATAATGTTATTTTAGAATGTATTTCACTAAATACACCTGTTTTAGTTAATAGCAATGAAGCAACTATTAATTACCTAGGCAAAGATTACCCCTTTTATTATAATTCTTTAGAAGAAGCTGA